GTAAAACCTTTGAATAATGATCCCTACCCTACCGATCCCGAATGGATTGCGGTCATCGGAGGTTCTACGGGAGTGAGCACTCTACAACCGATCACCTCAATTACTACTACAAACAGAACCGACTTTTTTCAAAACGGAACTCTGGCGTTTGCTATCGGTCCGATCCTTCCGGTTTCCGTTTATTATCCGGGAGTTCAAGCCTCCTATGAAACGAGAAAGTTATTCGTCTTTGGAGGAGCTTCCGCCCTTAACATTCCCACAGACGCGGTTTACTCAATCGGTCTTCAAAATCCGATCGCAAGCACCTGGTCTCTGGATTCTCTAAAGATGCCTCGCGCAAGATACTCCCACAAAGTAATCAGGATCGACAGGTAAGTAGGTTCTTATATGAAACTTAAATTAAATTCATTTCTTGTTTCAAAACTCGAGTTTTCATTGTGGGTTCTATTTTTTCTTTTCACCTTTTCTTTCGGAATTTTTTCACAAGACAACGATTATTCCGGAAGTCACGAAAACGGTAAAAAACTGTTAGAAGAAAAACGTTATTCCGAAGCCGAAAAGCTGGCGATTTCCCTACTTTCAAACAATCCTTCCGATCACCACGCGGAATATCTTCTTTCTTCCGCCTGGGTTGGGTTAGGAAGGGAAGAAGCAAATAAGGGAAATCACATCCAGGCAATCGAACTTTTACAAAAGGCTCGTCAAAAATGGCCCTTCGATCAGGAACTCAAAACGGAGATTGATTTACTCCGAACGACATCGACTCAAAAAAAATTGAGTTCAAGTTCTTCCCAAAATCGTAAATCTTCCGGATCGCAAACGGTCATTCTCTTGGATTCGGAAATTTATCGTTCGATCAATGATTTGAAGTCGGAACTCCATTCTACCCTTTCCAATCTCAAAGAAACCGGCTCCTACAGGAAAGAATCGGACTCCTTTTCTAAAAGAGAAAAACTCTATCTCGGAATCATTTCTGGTTTTGCCCTCGTCTCGCTTTTGAATTTGGTTTTTACCTTTCTTTTGTGGAAAAGAAAATAAAGCCTATTATTTGATTGCCAATCGTTTGACACGCCCATTGTGGCCGCAAAAGTTTCGTGGCTATACAAGCGAAATACTCCAACGCCCTCCCCTTCCGAGTGCCGTAAGTTTTTGAATAAACTCTTCGTGTGGAAATGCGTCGTCGGATAATTTTCCTTTATTACTATTAATGTCGGTTTTCTTTTTTGAATATAGATCCGATTTTTCCTCCGTGGCCGCTTTCTTAAATTCAACCGGCACAATCTTTTGAACTTCTTCCGTAAAATATTTTGTTATTATCATCCGTAACGATTCAGGCACTTCATTTAATATTAAAAGCGTCTCGTTATCTTCAAACTTGATTTGAACTTGTTTCAGAATTTCGATACTGGACTTAGTTAACCGTTCCGACGACCAGTTTAAGAAACCCTCCCAAGTAGGGGCTTGGTATTTTCGATTCATCAAGTTTAATCTTTGAGAAACGCTTTCTTGTTTAACGGATTTTTCCGTTGTTTTACCTGAGTCGTATTTTACAAGGGCGTTATATGTATTTTTGATCTGGTCCTTATACGAATAGGACGAGGATATATTTACTGGTATCGTATTCCAAAAAGTATGTGTTTTATATTTTTCAGATCTTCGGATATAGATTAATTTTTGAATCGTCTCCAAAATAATTTCCGGTTTTTCCCCTTTTTGAAAATCGGTCCATAACTTAATTTTAGCATTTTCTAATTTAGGTGTGTGATCGTATTCCCCCCACTCTTTCAATATCAGAATTTCAGTGTGTTCAGAGATATTTGACCAATTCACTTCAGAAGGGGAAGAAGATGTTGTTTTGTTCTTCTTTTTATTATTTGTTTTGTTTGTACCTTTGTTACTAAGAATAGGCTCCGTACTCTCGTACGGGACAGCCCCGTACTCTTGGTTACCGTTGGCTAGGCTATTAACGCTAGGCTGGCTAGGATTTTTTTCTATCAATTTTGATTGATTATACTGATTCCTTTCCATCGTAACGGCATTGTGAAGAGTTGAGTGGAGTATTCTGTGGTGGCCGTGGAATGTACCCGCTTTGAGGTATCCCTCCCGTTTCATTTCGCGGATATATTTTGAAACGGTTGTTTCCGCTAATTTGACGGCGTTACCGAGTGTTTTATTTTTTGCAATACAGCCACCCAAGCCCTTTTTCTTTCCTGCGATATCAAGTTCCGTGATTTTCGCAAGTAACTGTCGTTTGGCCCTTGGTAATGGTAGTGACTCAATGACATTTGGTATAGTCAGAGCATACGTGGATATAGCTTCGCCCATGTTTTTGTTCCTATTTTTTTACGGTGCGGACATACACGGGCGCGCACGGTAAAGGTATTACCCTACTCTATTTCAAAAACGGGGAACTAAAGATATGGCGTGGAGCCGTTTCGGTAGGTCCTCGATTGAATGTGTTTCGGCTATTTGTCAGAGAAGCCGATTCTTAGTTATGTCGCCTAAGATTTTTTGACTAGATACAAGTACGTGACGGATGTCAAGCACTTTAAGAGACATAATTTATTATTTGAATTTAAAGGAAGAATGCCCTTGGGGACTCTGACCTCCCCTTGGGCGGGCTTACACATTCAATCTCGGATGAGATCTGTTTGGTACTATAAAACACGGGTAATAATTTGGGTACTCTTTTTTTGGATATTTTTTAAAAAGAATGATAGTGACCAAAATAATGAATTCATTCAACTTTTTGTTTTTTTAGAAATTTATTATAACCAGTTGCTGTTTCATTGTTCTGTAGGGCTTTGATCTGCTTATGATAAACTTTAATACGATTTTCTATTGTTTTAATCTTTTCTTTAGCACGAATAATTCGATCTTCTAATTTTTCAATTTCAGTGTTAAATTTTTGCGGTTCTTTGTTAGTAGACACTTTGTTTTTTATAGCATATTCTTTAAATTCCGCTCTTTTAGGAATTATACCTTCTTTTAATTGTGGGAGTAACCAAGACAATGCTTCATTAGGATTTTTTTCGAGTTGTGGTTTTATACTCAAAATTATTGAAGTTGGTATCTCTGAAAGCGTTTCGATTGATTGGACATTCTTTCCTGATATTAATTTATCTATTATAGCTGCATGTGCTAATTTTTGTTTTACCCAAGATTCCGACTTCCCAAACTTTGCAACGAGATCAGAAATAGAATAATTGTTTCGCTCACGTATTTCGGCTAATGATAAAGCGGTTTCGATGTCTTTTAAATCTTCTCTTTGTAGGTTTTCTACTAAACGATATTCAGGAATAAAAAGTGGGTCGATTTGATCTACATTTTTGACTATAGCATCAATAAATATATCACCGTTTAATTTCGCTGCTCGTATCCGCCTTTCCCCCGCAACGAGTTCGAAAGACTTCCCTTTTTTTCTGACTACTATGGGTTGCAAAAGTCCCATAGATTTTATATTGCGAGCAAGTCCTTTAATAGATTCTTGAGTGAACTGCTTTCTTGGATTTCCAGAAACGTCTATGAGATCAATCTTTACTTTAGTTAATTCTCCTTCGGGTTGGTTACTTGCGTCATAGAGTTGATTTAGATAAACATTAGATTTTCTTGGTTTGCTTGAGGATTCTCCATCTCTTGCGGAGGTCGTATTTGCAACGGAGTTGCTTAGATCGAATATTCTATTTTTTGCCATATTGAAATCCTAATGCACTAACCGTTTGTTTAGGACATCCGGATGCACTTTGCTCGATATTTTTGATTTATGGAATGTTAAGATTTCCTCTACTAATCGCTCATAATATTCGGAGCCTTTAGTATTAGGTTTAAACGGCTCTCCATTTTCAGTTCGATCATCCATTTCTTGTATATAAGGAATAGGATCTGTCACATGTGGATTTTTCACTAATTCAAATCCGTGCTCCTTTTCTTTTAAGAGCTTTAATATATTATTGTAGTTGCGTAGTTGCTCTAAAATTTTTATAGAACGAATCGATGGACTGGTTGGGTGACCCCATTGTACTGGTACAATAAAAACTTCCAACGTTCGACCGTCTTGGTATTGATTGATGTAGTCTTGCGCTTCATTAACTTTTCTCAAAACGCGTTTAATAGTTCTAGTCGCCCATTTCGTCGGTTTAACGGGAATAATTATATAATCAGCACCCATAAATGCAGAGATTACTTCTGAAGCTCCCGAACCCGGGGTGTCAATGACCACATGTTCATACGATGAATTTCTAACAAGCGAGCCTATTTTTGGTATAAGCGATTGGTTTTTCGTAGCAAAGTAACCATAGTCTTCCAATTCAAGCGATGCAACTAATACATCTACTCCGTGGATTTCTCGAATAGATTCGTTGAGCGAAGTTTCACCTTTGATGACGGTAAGAGTATTTGCTTCATCAAACTCTTCGATTGGCACATCTGGAAAAAAGGCGTCTGTCAGATCGCCTTGCATATCAAAATCAAGTGCTAAGGTTCGTCCAGTTTGTGAATTTTTTGCTAAGGAAATGATAAAATGAAATCCTGTAGTAGATTTACCGCTTCCACCTTTTGGGTTGCTTATTACAAAAACAGCCATGTTGCAAATTTATCAAAGAGACATAATATAGAAAATAAGAATTTTATGAAACCGGAAAAATGTTCGAGAACAAAAGTGCATCCGGATGTCCTAAACAAAAATATAGGAATAATAATGTGAGTTTTATGTACGGCCTATAAGCTTATCAAAAAATATATTTCTTAAACCTCAACATTAACCAAATTATCAACCGGTAAAACTATCGACTCGCATGATCATTGACCCTAACGAAATAAATAAAAATTAGGGAGATAAGTGAGGAAATAAAAAATGGAAGCCGGACAAAATGAAAGACTCAAACAAGAAATCAGAGAAAAAATAAAAATATTTTTAAGCGAAGCTTTGAGAGGGGAGGCGTTGGAAAAATCGTTGGAAAAAGTATGCGTTAATATTATGATTGAGATAGAAAAAATGCAAAAAAATCCTTCAGTTGTTTCTTGCGTTCATGAGAAAGATCCTCCGGGAGCCTTTCGATATAGGGGAGAATTTCGAAAGTGTCGAGCTTCATAAGTAATTTCAATTTTTTCTGCATTTCGACCAAATGTTCGGAATCCTCTAATTTCATTTTACCAAATCCGGAATCTATCCAATTGTCGTCGTAACCCGAAAGTCTAAAAATTACACGACTACTTTCAGGTAACTCGGTTTCACCGCTTCGATATCTAAAATAAGTACTCCGTCCAACACCTAAAAATTTAGCCATTTTCGGTACATTGAGCTTCAAATCTTTACGGATCGCATCAAACCGCTCGCTTTTTGACTGTAATTTTGATTTCATGAAATAGTCTCTTTTTGGGATTTTTTTGACTTTACTAAGTCCCATATTGGGACTTTATGGCAAATATCTACTTCTACTGTGTATACCACAGGAAAAAAGTAAAGAAATGGAAAACGATGTGTTTTTGATACAAATTGTAACGTTAGTCCACTTTGCAAGCGGACCGCCTTTCAAAAAGAACGAGAAAAAAGCCTCTAAACATGGTCTTTGTCCATTCAATAAATATAATATATATCCCGAATACAATTGAATTAGTCGAAAAAAATACGTAAAATACGAAACAAAAATACCAAACCCTCGCTTTGGGACAAGCAGTAAAAAATGAAAGAAGAGCCAAGATATTCCGAAACTGTAATGTGCCTGGCTAAAATGAAATAGTTTGGACACTAAAACAAACAAAAAGTGGACCCTTTAGAAAAATATAGGATAAGCCCGATAGGGGAGGGGAGTGTAAACTACGAAGTATACGAACAAAAAACAAAGGAAGTTGTCTTCGAACATCCGACGCGCGCGTGGGGTGCGGATTGGCTAATCGAAGAACATTTGAAGTATCTGGAAGAACTTAAACGAGAATAGGAAGGAGCAAGGAGAAAAAAGATAAAATGGATTGGATAACCTTGATAACGATAATTACCGGCGTACTATTTTTCGGAATAGAAATTTTCCGATATCGATTTAGACGCCAAACTCAAACCGAAATCCTAAGACGGATTAATAAAAAATATGCGAAAAAAAGAAAATTATTCCTAGGAAATGACGTTGGAAACATTAAGAAAACCTGTCCTAACACACGAGAAAAACGAAACCCAAAAAACAAGGCTGGAGTTGATCCTATTTAGAAACCACTGGAGAAAACTACCAAACGACAACGACATTTATGAAAGTCTAAAAATTCCGGACCTTGAGATACTCATCGGGGAGGGGTTTGGATTACAGTTCACACACAAACGAAATCTATTCTACTACACCTACTCGATAGACGTAGCCGAAAAGATCCTAAAATATATAGAACACACCTGGAAAGAAACCGGCAAAAAAGGAACTGAAATATCATTTTCAACCTACTGCAAAGTCGCCTCCGGAAAACTCGAAGAAGAAGTCGCTTGAGGATTTTGTATTATGAAATCGACGACAGAGCGAATTTTTCATACGGAGAAAACAAATAATTTCACCGTAGTAGACAATAAATATCTGAGGGATAAAAGACTCGGATGGAAAGAAAAAGGACTCCTAACTTTTCTTTTACAACTTCCCCCGGACTGGAAAGCAAATCCGAAAGAAGTTAGTATGCACTCCTCGGATAGCGAAAGCGCGACTGCAAACGGGTTTCGAACACTCGCGCATTTCGGATACGCAGAATATCGAAAAGAAAGAGACCCACAAACCGGAAGATATCTGTCCGGATGGTATTTTTTTGAAGAAACAAAAAAGCCAGAAGTATCTGCACCACCGAAAACAGCTAAAAAGAAAAAGGGAATCGATCCAAGATTAGAACCAACCCTATTTGAATCCGAAGAAGCGGAAGAAAAAACACCACACCTGGAAAAACTAGGAGTGGAAATACCACTTCTGGATTTACCACACCCCGAAAAACCGGGAGTGGATTTACCTGTCGTGGAAAACCGACCCCTACTAAATACTAAAGACCAAGAACTAACAAACCAAGTACTCTTAAACCAAAAACTAAAAACAAAAACTACTAGAGAGAACGAACCCACCCCGCACCCGCAAAAGCCGGGCCTGGAAAAAACAAAATCCAAACCACAAAACAGCTATCCCGAAAGTTGGTTGGAATCCTTTCAAAAGATCTACAAACAAAATCACGGAGGCTATATGGGAGAACCGCACTCGGAATTAAAAGCATTGGAGTGGTTGTACAAAACTTCTCAAGGCGACTGGAGTTTAATCGAATCGAAAGTGAACTTACTCACAACACTCAGAAAAGAAGATGTGAAATTTTGGAACAATCAACCGGTAAGCCCCGAGACGATTTCAAAATACTGGTCGAGGTTATTTGAAAGGGAAAAAAAAGTCCAAATCTTTAAAAACAAAAAAGTGAACGAAGAAAATGAAAAAAAAGAGAAACCGAAAGAAGAGAAAAAAGAAAAACAATTTAAGCTAAAAATAGCAATCACCGATCCCTATGAAATCTTTTTGGAGTGGGGAAGAGCAAAACTCCCAAAAACAACCCAAGAGTATTTCGAAACGAATAGAGACCCGGCAAAATTTGAAGGAACAAAGAAAATCTTGTATGACAAGTATTTTTCGCAAATTTCCCCCCATTTGCAAAAAGCGTCGAATGCGGAAATACCGAAAATTGAAAATCAGATAGAAATCAAAATGGGAGAAAAAATCGCATGAATAGCGTACTTGAACAAAACACCAAAGAAGAAAAATTGAAAACGATACAAAAAGAAAACGCGTATATACAAAAGTCGTTAAAAGACGGAGAGACCTTTTTCGTAAAAATTAAAGACGGAGAAATATTGTATGTAGATCGGTATGACGCGATTCGGTTCCTTGACGCACAAAGAAGAAATCGAAGGCACAAACAAAACGACGTTCAATAAAAAGAGTGTTACAGGTATGGAAAGAATTAGAGAGGAATACCATATTTACAAACACATGCAGCCGACCGAAAACTCTCCAAGACTTTGGGGAGCGATCGGACAAAGCTTTAAAGGCAAGGACGCTCGCAAAAAAGCGATCGAGGAAGCTACACACTTGCAAGAGACTGCACCCGAGGGGGTGGAATACTCCGTACAAAAATACGTATATTCCGAAAAGAGCAAATACCGGCCCGTAAAAACTAAAATATGGCGAAACGGGAATTTGATCGCCGCTTAAAAAAAGGAGAAAAAAGATTAAAGAAAAAAAAGAACCTAACTAAAAAGGCGGGAAAAAATAAAAAGAACCCCGCATCTTTTTAAAAAAAGACATCATTAAAATATTCGAATACAATAAACAAAAAATAACCCGCCTTTCAACCAAAACAAAAGAAAATTTAAAGTCAATAGACAGTCCTTAATATTTCTAACGAATAAAAAAAACAGGAATGGACCTTTTTGTACAAGGGGAAGTATCCAGGAAGGATGAAAGAAGAAAAAGTTAGAAATATTGGAAACCAACTAAAACTCACAAAAATAGAACTAAAAAAAATCGTATTTGATACGAGAAAAAAAGAACTCTTCGAAGAGAAACCAGAGAGGTATATAACCGAACTCGCGGAGAATATAAGAAGAATCGGACTACATGAACCGATTTCCGTAAGATATGACAAAGAAAAAGGCGAGTATCATTGTTTGTCCGGAGAAAATAGAATCCACGCGGTTACACTCCTCGGATGGACTGCAATAGACGGATATATCGTAAACCCGAAAGACGAACTCGGGTTTATGATATCTAGGAAAATATTAAGAACTCAAATCGGCCACAAACAAAGAATCAAAATATATAAGGCTTACTGTCCGGATCTATTAACCCCTGAAATTAAAAAAAACAGAATAGAAGAAGTATCTTTTCTAACGGGAATATCCAAAACTACGGTTTACTCGGATCTAAAAAAATTAAAAACGGGAGTAAAAAAAGAAGAAAGTATAGAAGAATTAAGCGAGCTGTGGTCAAAGAAAAAAATCAAAGGCTTGGTATTAAGTCTAACCGGGCTCACAGACGGAAGTTTTCTTTTAATCGTATCTGGAAAAAATCTCAAATACGAGTGGAGGGGAAAATTAAAGGAGGTTTTAAAAGAAAGTGCAAGTGCGGCCAGATCGCCTTGGTTTGACAAAACCTATAAACCCGAAAATTCGGAAACCGCAACCAGGATCAAACAGTTAAGAATGGATGCGGGATTAACACAGTTCCAGTTATCCCAGGCAATAGGATACTCACAGTCGTATCTAGCGGAACTGGAAGCGGGGAAGTGGAGTTGTCCCAAAAGATTATTCGAAACGATTGCAATTTACTGTCAGGAAAAAATCGCATGAGTTTCGAAATATTACACGGAGATTCTTTTCAAATATTAAAAAATTTAACGTTAAAAAATCCAACACAACAATTTGATTGTATTGTAACGTCTCCCCCTTATTTTCAAAAACGAAATTACTTAGACGTATCGAATCCTCTTCTACCTTTAGAGATCGGGAGAGAGGGGAATCAAGTGGACTATTTAGGAAGTTTGAGAGAAGTATTTTTGCAATCTAAAAAATTGCTAAAGGAGAGTTCGACAATCTTTGTAAATCTTGGGGATACGTTTAGACGCGGACGAACGCTGAAAGTGCCTTTCCACTTTGTCGAGATGATGGAAGGTATAGGGTATCATTACATACAAGAAATTATATGGGCGAAATCAATCACGACTAAAACGGGAAATATAGGGTCGTGTAAACCGGAATCGGTAAGAAGGCGATTCACACTTTCCCACGAGTACGTATTGTTTTTTGTAAAAGATTTAAAAGAATACTATTTCAATTCTAAAATCGTATCGGTTCCGTCATCGAATACCCACAACGAAAATAAAAATCCACAAGCCTTACTAAAAACAATGTTAGCCACAGAAGACGGAAAAGAAAAGTCAAACGGCCTAAAAAATTACGAAGAAACAAACGCAGAAAATCCCTCCGAACTTAAAAAAAGGATAATAGAGAACAAAATTAAAAATTTTGATTTAACAGCCACAAGACGAAGTGTCTGGCAAATCCAGACACCGAATAGCCGGACAAGACACACGGCGGTCGGACCCGAGGAATTGTTTGAGATTTGTATATTAGCGGGAAGTCCTTTAAACGGATCGGTACTCGATCCGTTTGTCGGGGAAGGAACGGTCGGGAAGGCGGCTTTAAGACAAGGAAGAAGTTTCCTCGGAATCGATTTGGATATCAGGTCTTGCCTTGAGGCCAAAAACAATTTAGAGGAATGGGAACTCAGGACTGTCTCTTAAACAAAAACGAGAACCAACAATCCTTTTTTAAAGTTCGAAAGAATTCGAAATGTATGCCGCCCAAAAAGAAAAAAACCATCAAGAAAACGGACAAAGAAAAGGAGGTAAAAAAGAAAGATTCCAAATCCATTTCGTTAAAAGAAATAGAAAAAATCAGAATGGATTTCGTTCAAGGAACCAAAAGAAGACTGATATGTAACAAATACAAAATCGACTACAAAACGTTAGACAACCTTATACTAAGAAATTCATGGAAAAATGAACGTGAGGAAATTCGAGGAAAAGTGAGGAAAAAAATGGACTTTAAAATCCTCACAAATTCGACTAATTTGCTCTCTAGAATGAATACGGAGGCTACTCTGTACTTAAATCTATTCAAAGAAAAGATCTTAGATCCAAATACAACGAACCTAGAACTATCCGTTTTAATCAAAGCAAGAAATATACTCGTCAAGGAACTTCTCCGATCCCTCGGACTCACAGATACTATACACCAAAACTCTTCTTTAGAAGAAGTGGAAAGCCAGGTGACGATTCAGATCGTAACGGGGGTGGGAGAAAAACCCGGAAGCGTAGAAAAGTTAATCGGCGGGCGCGTGATGGGTGGGGAAAAAGAAACTACTAACAAGAAATATATCCAAACCGAAAATTCTTGAAGTATCTCGTAGTAATTTATTTTCAAAAAAACAATCCCAAGCCCTTGACGAAGACTGGTCAAGTCATGAGGTAACGGAGATATGTTACGACGGAGGAGCGCGTAGCGGAAAAACCTACCTTGTCATAAAAGCGATCATATCGCGCGCTTGGATATCCCCCGAGTCCCGTCACCTAATCGCACGTTACAGACTCAATCATTTACGAATGTCGGTATGGAAACAAACCTTGCTTCCATGCCTAAAGCAGATGGGTTTTGTAAAAAACCGAGATTATACGATCAACGAGTCCGATCACGTAATCAGTTTTTCAAACGGATCTGAAATCTACGGAGCTGGACTAGACGATTCAGACCGAGTAGAAAAGATCATGGGGACCGAGTTCAACACCATCTTTATCAACGAAGCGACCCAAATATCATACGCAACATTCCAAAAAATTAAATCAAGAATTTCGTATGTGAGACCAGAACTCACAAACAAGTTTCTTGTGGATTGTAACCCAAGAAACCGATTTCACTGGATCTATAAATATTTTGTATTAAGACAAGACCCCGAAACCGGAAAAGCTTTACCACACCACAGACTAAAACGAATGACAAGGCGTCACTGGACACCGCTCGACAATCCGTATATAACGGATGAGTATAAACAGATCCTGGGCGAACTTACCGGGGTAGAGCGCGAAAGATTGTATCTCGGACAGTGGGTAGACGTGGAGGGACTTGTATATCCGAATTACGAACAAGCAATCGTAGAACCGTTTGAAATCCCAAAAACTTGGGACTGTGCGGGAGCCGTTGACTTCGGATACACAAATCCGTTCGTATTTCTTTGGCTCTACTATGACAAATCGAATGAAACTTGGTATTTAGCGGATGAACACTACGAGACTTCAAAAACGGTAAGGGCGCACTGTGAAATCCTAAAAACAAAACGAAAACCGAATTTGTATATCGTAGCCGACCATGACGCGGAGGACAGGGCGACGATGGCGGAGTGCGGGTATTTAACGCTTGCGGCTGATAAGGACGTCACAACCGGGATACAAGCATTGTTCGAACTCCTTTCGGGAAAAAAAGGAGTTAAGTTGAAGATATTTAGAACGTGTGTCCATACGATAGAAGAGTTTTCGATCTATTCCTGGGAAGAACCAAAAGACGGCAAAAACGCAAAAGAGAATCCGATTAAAAACCACGACCACGCGATGGATGCGTTACGGTATATCGCGCTTAAAATTGTGGGAAGGAAAAATAGAATCGTAACCTCGAATTTAGAAAGCGTAAGAACTGCAATCGAGGCAAAAAAAGTTACGGGCGTGGAAGAGATACGAATGCAAAGGCTCAAAAGTTTTGGAATCGATCCGAATTCGTTTACGTATAGAAAATAAAAAGGGGGCAAGGCGTTTTTTCCGATAGAACAAAAATATCGTATAATAGGATTAAAAAGATTTGGGATGAAAGGAAAAAAATTAAAGTGCAAGAAGAAGAAACGGACCTAATCAGAGAAATATTAAGCCTAGATGAAAAACAAAAACAAACACTCTACGACAGTCTACATTCATCGGTGATAAACAACCAAACTCGGGATACGGTATTACATTTAATTTTTACAAAGGCCATAAGACTACTTAGGGAAACGGGAAAAATTAGAACGGAGGAAACAAACGATACCGAGTTTGCCAAAAGAATCGGAAGACTATCTTCAAGAGATAGACAAATCCTATTTGACAGTGTGTGTTCCTCGGTAACAAACCAAAACGACAAAGAAACGGTACTCCATATCCTATTTTGGAAGGCGTCCAAACTACTAAAAGAGAAAAGGGAAGAAAATTGAAACGGGAATCCCCGCTATCGGAATACAGGGTAGTTCGCGAACTCTCCTACGCTTGGAGCTACTATTTACTATCCCTACAATTTGAATTACTCGGAAAACCGAATCAAATATACGATATAAAAATTCAAAAATCACTTTGGTCCGACGTGATGGGAGTTTTAAGACGGAGGTATTTTGGAGAACTTCTCGTAAGGCGAACCTATTTACCGAGAACACTTTTGGTAACTCCCGATCCTACAAAAGACTATTCGTATCTTACAAAAAAAACGAATCGGCTTGAATTTCCGGAAGGTGTCATAAACCGAGAAGACTTAGAAGAAGTTGACCGGGAGATATTTGATTTTTTAGCGCAAAACTGGAACCGGGTATACCTGAAAGAAAGAAACAAAGCGTCCATTCTCGGATACATTGCAGAGTATTTAATCGGTGAAGGGGAAGACGCGAGTGACTTAAAAGAAATGACTATCCCTGAATTTTCAGAAGTTGCAACCACCCACAATTTACCGGGACTTGAGGATATAGAAGTACTCGAAGAGGAGTTAGGACTCACAAAAGAACAAACCTATGGACTACTCTATGCACAGGCGCGCGGAGCAGAGTGGCTTGCGGTATACGACGAGAACGGAGAAAGAAAAGGTAAGGCGCATGAATTAATCACAAAAATGTATAGGGAACAAATCGCGGCGGCGATCGCAAATAACGCGGGGTTAGAAGAGATACAGAGTTTAATGATATCACCAGACGATACTAAAATACAAGAGGCCCTCGGGTTATTTGAAGAAGGAATCAGCGCGGAAGAAAGAGGAGAAAGAGAAAAAGAGTATGAAGAACTCGTCATAAGACATTTAAACCGGGATATGAGAAGATTTGCATATACGGAAGTCTCAATCAATTTTAATAACGGCAAATTACTCTATCTCGCAAACGAAAAACAAACTCCAACGTATGTAAGGTTTGGCGGAGGAAATTACTAACCCAACTTGCAAGAGACGAATAAAGCACCTGTATCTTGCGACAAATGCCTTGAATTTTTAGGACAAGTCGCCCGCGTATTTCCTTCCGAAGAACACTTAAAAGACCCTCAGTATATGCAAAACCTGGGACTAAAATACTTAGGTGAAGACAAGTTTAGCGGTGATTCGATCACAGAAATCGCGGTATGGCCCGCAAAAAGTAACGGAAATTTAAAATATTCTAAATATAGACTCTGTTGTCCGGTTCATCCGAATTGTTCCCACGAATACGAATATATAGACATTGAAAAAGAAGAGAAAGAGGACGACGACGAAATCGGTGAAATATTTCGGGAGGGAAGGTTAAGGGATGCAAAGGCAAGGCTTCGAACCGATTACATATATGAGCAAAACGCGGAGGCCAACGAGGAATGGATACAGTTAGAAAGAATGTATGGTCCGATAAAAAAATCCGGAGTATTTAGAGTAGGGGTCTGGGAGGAACCTACGTGTAGCGAAGATTCAAATAAAGAATCTTGGCTCATAAAATACATCGATTGGAAACTAAAAACAATTTAACCGGAAAAATAACCCGTTACATCCCTTGGAACCGAACCTTAAACAAAGGAGGCTACGGATTTGTAGAATCGAACGGAAAAGAATATTTTTTTAACGCGAAATATTCGAGTATCAAAGACGAAGAGATTATTCACGGCCTACCGGTCACATTTGAACTGAGGCGCGGGTACGACAAAAAACGATTTGAGTATGTGACCCAGGCGACTCGGGTCAAAAGACTTTGAAAAAAAGCGGTAGAGGGGGAAACACCCCCTTTTCGATCACAACCAAACCGAACGTACTCACTCCTCTAACCAATGAGGAAATGATTGAAAGGCGGGGGGAATCTTGTCTTTGGTACAGACTAACCCCCTGCCCCTGTCCGGGGGAGGAGAGAGTTCCCGATTGTAAATATTGTTTTGAAGGAATGATTCGGACTTTCCAAGAGGAACTAGAAATAACCGAGGAACTGAGTTGGAAGATAGAGGGAAATAAAATATATACCCGGTATGCGCCCATAACGGAAGTAAAAAATGCGGTACTCATCTCAAGAGAAACACAAAAAAAACTGAATGTAAAAAGGATATGTGATGAGTACATCGAAGTCGAAGAGACATTAAAATATTGGAATAGCGTACTGCTACATTACAAAGTATCGATGCTCGAAGAGATTTGTGTAGAGGGATACGGAGAAAACGAATACGTCCTATTTCCAAAAATACCGTTAGGCGCAATCGTCGGAGTAAAAGAAGTTTTTAAAATAGAGGAAGGCAAAGAACCGGAACTCATAGAACACTCAAGCTTTACACTCAATTCGGTGGTATTTCCAAAAAGGGTCAATGGACTCTACAGATTAAAAATCCTTTTTTTCAATCCGGTAAAAGTCGGATACAAAACGTATCGAGTGGATACCGATGCACGCAGGATTTTTGATAGAAGTCAGATTACTTTCCAAGAGGGCGAAATAATGGCCGTAATCGGAGCCGGATACAATGTCGGACAAGGGGACATTATCACGCTACTTTCCTCAACGCTTAGGTTTAGCGAATACGTCCCTTGGCAATCGTCAAGCAATGACATACTCTCCTATTCTCCCATAACCCGCGTAGAAAAAATACTTACGAAAGAAAAAACGGGACTAAAAACCCACGAATTAGGAAAGGACTTTGTAATATTCGGAGATTCCAAAATCAAATGGATCACCGATAAACCGAAAAACGGATATAGTGTAATTTATGACTATCACCCGAGCTTTCGAATCTCCGGCTTTATCGAAGGCGGAAGCGGGGAAGACAGGGAAAAGCCGAAAATATTTAAACTAAAACCGATATCGAATTTAAACACACGTACTTAAAAGTAAGGAAAAAACAAATGGAACTAAAACTAAAAGCGGATTGGAAGTTTAAAACCTTTAAAGAAAAAACGCACACTTTCTTGAAAATGAAAAATCAAGAATCCAAATTCATAGAAACCCTAAAATTAAACGCACTCTTTCCAATGTATCTAATCGGGATGATGAAACTTGCCTGGAGTATCTGGAGACACAAAATCAAATTTAGAACCGAAGTGCCGGGACAGTTGATGATTCTACACTACAACCAAAAAGAAATTAAGGATCTAAGCGGTGTATTAAAAAGAATTGAGGAGAGAGTCGTAAAACCCTTTCGTTTGTTACACAAAGTAAATCCTATAGTCCTTCTATTGCCGTTTGGAATCTCGTTTCAAGCGGGAAGTTTTAAAGGGTTTGTAAAATCACTGGACTCAGGCCAATTACAAGCCCTAAAAAAAGAGCTCTATGAAATAAAGATCCTAACCCCCGCAAATAACGAATAAGAGACTTGGAAGAATTAGAAAAAGAAGATATCACTTCCGAACTCGCAGAAATAATCTTAGATAAAATTCACCTGGCAATGACGAAAGAAAATCCGTCTTGGCAGGAAATGGCGATGAGTGATGGGCCGGACTCACACGAAGAAGAACTAAACTCACTATTAAAAGAAGGGTTTTTAAAGGTACTAAAACATTCCTCTAAAACTTTGTCGGAAGGGGCCTGTATCCAACTGTCAAAAGAATTTAAAACACTCAAAGCCTCCTATCTTTCAAACTATCTAAAAGAAAAATCAAAAGCAGTCCAAACCCCAGAACAAAAAGAAGAAATTCAAAAATCAAAGCTACTACCCGGACAAAAAAGGCAGGGCAACTACAAAAAAACGTATCTCCAAGGGATTGAAATCAGAATCGAAAATAAAAAGGGGACATATAGAGAAGGAACCGACTCCCACGGAAAAAAATGGAGAAACAAAATCCATAACGACTATGGATACATAAAAAAAACAGACGGCGACCATGTAGACGTATTTGTCGGACCCGACAAAGAATCAAGGGTCGTATTCGTAATCAATCAGAAAGACAAGGAGGGAAATTTCGACGAACACAAGGTAATGCTTGGGTTTCACGACGAAAAATCGGCCAGAAACGGATATATAAAAAACTATCCGAAAAATTGGAAGGGGTTCGGTAGTATCGTCAAATTAACCGTAGGAGAGTTTAAGGAGTGGTTAAAAACCGAAAACACCAAAAAAGAATTAAAAAATCCTAAAATAGAATTTTTAAAATCAAAACTCTCTCATTTAAGAAGCACACTAAAAAACATAAACACTCCACAAAACAAACTCTTTCAAAAAGAAGAGTATGGAGAAATGGAGGAAGAGTCCGTCTACAAAAGTCTTCTTTTAGAAGTAAAAAAATCCACGCATCTAATCTCAAACCTACAAAAAGCGGATGTAGGCAGGCCGCCCGATTTAATCGGAACCGAAGAAGAATGGAATGACGGGCGGATGCATAAAAAAACGGAAAGCGGTTGGATTACACTCCCAAAAAAGAGAGAGAAAAGAACACCCGAAGAAACAAAAATTAAAAAACACCCGAAAAAGAAAATAGAAGAAAAACCAAAAAAAGGAAATACTCATCCGACAAAACTTCCCTTTTCACAAATAAGAGTCATCGAACAATATACGGCAAAAAAAGACTACGATCGCAATCAAATCGAAACTTTAAAAATTAAAATAAAAAAAAATGGATACGATCCGAGCTTTCCTTTGTCGGTCGATTTAAAAGAAGGAAAGTGGACCGTTGTTGCCGGTCACCACAGATACGAAGCGGTGCGTGAGCTAATCGAAGAAGGGCATTTGTCGCAAAATATCGAAATACCGGTAGTCGAAAAAAATTTCGCGTCTAAAAACGATCGGCTGGTTGCACAAATTTCAGAAAATCACAGACGAAACGTACTCGCAACCGACGAAGCCAAAGCCTACGGGGAAATGGTAAAAAACGGATGGGACGTAAAAAAAATCTCGGAAGAACTAGGAATCAAAGTCGGGGAAGTAAATAAAAGGTTAGCACTCAATAATTTATCACCTGAGTTATTTGCACTCGTACACAAAAAAGACAGATCTTTGCCTCTTGGAATTGCAGAGGTGATAGGGATGAACGCAAAAGATGCAAACGACAAACCCTCTCACACAATGCAAATCAGAGCGTTTAAGTGGTACGCTGAAAATAGGTCCAAATACGGAAGTAGGGGTGCAAGCGTACTCCAAAACTATATCAAAGAATTACAAAGTGGAGAATTAGAAAATTTTGATTTTGATTACGTAGCGACGGATATACAAAAAGAGGCACTAAAGAACGTTTCCAAAGAGAAAGCGTCCGCAAATAAAAAGATGCTTGAGGTCATGCTCGACGGATTAACCAAAAGCATACAAAGGCCGCTTGGCGACAATATCACTTCCCTAAATCCACAGGTTGTAAAGGAGCTAGCGGCCTCACTCGCACTTAGCGCGGACAAAGGCGTGGAATCGTCTTCTGTACTCGGAAGACTTGGAGTCATAATCCAGGATTTGACTTTAATAAAGAATTCGATTCAAAGTAAATTGAAAGAGATCGAAAACGAATCGAGTACACCTCTACTATTTGCAAAAGGTTTTTTACAAAAAATTAAAAAAACCCTAGAACTTTCAAAAGGAAAGAAAGTGGAAATCTAACTTTCCCGATACTTCCAAAAACAAGTAAAAGGAAAAAAGAGTAATTTTTTTTGAGTAAATCTTTCAGACATCATCCGGAAGTGCTTCGAAATAGAGCCTTACTTACGGAAGGGTTGTATTTTCAAAAACTTACACACTCCGTATTTGATGAAATATGGCAAAATATAGATAGGACGTTTGTAGACCGAGACAGGCTTTTGGAATTTGTAATCAAAGAGGATTTACTCGGGGACTATGAGAAGTTTTTACAGCAAAAAGAGAACGAAACTTAAAAGTCTTTTAAAAAAAGAACGAAGTTTTGGAAAGGGGTTCTCGAATTGATTAAAAAGTCGGAACACATAAAAAACCGTTCGTTTTCGTTTTTACTACGAACCCAGAGAGTAAGATCCTCTAAAACTACGGACCGATTGTAATTTAAGTTATGCTCGTTTTTAAAGCCGTACGTTTTACTGAGTCCGATCAAAACTAGAAACCGACCTTTAAAAAGTCCTTTTTGGATATCTTTTAAATCGTGGATATCGCTAGAGTCCGGAAACCCGAAGGGGATCAAATTAATTTTAGGACCGATTGAAAATTTAGATTCCGAATTTAACGCATAAATAAAAGTATCCACAACGTTTCTAAAACCTTAATATTCTATTTTGGGATTTCTGTAAATAAAAAGAACGAATTCAAGGCCCGAAAACAGCAAGACTTAGTGAATAAAAAAACAGTCCCGATTTCTTTTTTCCAATTTTAAAAAAAAGAGAAAAAAACTCGGAAAATGGGTCACGAAAAATGACGTTAAACCTTTTAAAATTTGAAGATCTATTATTTAGAGAATTCTTCCGCCAAAGATCTCGACATATCCGCATAAGAGGAGACTGACTTGGAAACAAGGTCTAAGATTTCTTCCTGATTGTCGTTTGTATGGAAAAGGGTAAGCCCTTGCGTTGACATTTGGTGAAAAAGAAGGTCTTTGTTAGAAGTGGGGTATTTTTTAAAAAGTTCGTTTGCGCGAAAAAGAAGTCCCCGCACAAAGTTGTAGGCGTCACTGGCCGCCTCGCTTTCCGATCGTCCTTTGTTTCTTGCAATTTGGCTAAGTTGACCGATCTGTTGAAAAATTAAATCTTGATTCATTGTTTTTGTACCTCCGCAACAACTCATATACTAATCTACCACCTAAAAATCGGACAAGACTCTGATTTTAATTTTGTTTTGAGACGCACAAAACAACCACACACGCTACACTGCTCCGACAAAAACCCCTTTAAAATTAAAGGACAGGACAAACAAGTCTCCAAACGTTTTTTAGAAAAATCACTTTCCTTTTTAATCATACTTTTTTAACTCCAATACCTACCGTGAACGAGGTAAGTCGTGACCGGTTTCCACTGAAAAAATTCATAACGAAAAACTCTGTAACGAGTATACCAGTCCGGAATATAACAAGAGTTGCATGTGTGAATACAACACGTAGTGGTGCAACACCAAACAAAGGTGGTGCCACCCACCCAGCAAAGATTAATACTGACACTTCTGGAATAGCCGCCGGGACAAGGAAGACAATCAAACCAAGGCCCTTTTTGAAAACAGGAATCGCTACCACCGCATTGATTGCAGTCCGTAACCGAATAACCGTAATCAAGATGAGCGTCCACAACGTACCAAGTGTCTCCGATAGTGTAAGAGCCTTTTGGAAAAACGTCGTAACGATTCGAACCTAAATTCCCCACCCAATGGCCGCTTGCTCCGCTTACCGGAGAAGAAGGCCCACTCGGCGGGGTTATGCGAAAGGGAGCCAGGTGGCTCCTTCGTTATCGCTCCAATAGGAAAAATTACCTTGAGTTCTAACCCTCCAGTTCTTGCTTGTAGAACCGGGGGAGGGGGTGGTTTTTAAAAAATCCTTTGATTCAAGGTGTTCGTAAATCCAGTTGATCGCACTGGCAAGAGACTCGTTGTCTAAAATTCCGGGGTTTAATTCCACGTCGATTCCGATCAGTTTCGGGTCATAGACGGGTAAAGTGCGAGTAACGTTTGAAATGACACCACCGACACTTGTTTTTTGAAACGATAACAAACCGATTCGGTTCGGAGAAACAGAGGGAAGATTTTGGGAATTAACGGATTGTTCGAAAACTCTGGACCTGAAAGTTTTTCTTGTGGGCCTTGTTTGAGGTTGGAATCTTTCGCTTGAATTAAAAATAGGAACCGCTTTTTCGTCGGTAAGAGAGGATTCTAGAGCAATTTCATAAATACCGACTCGCGAATTCGGATTAGGGGTTAAAGTTAAAGCGGGAACGATAAAAACGCAGTCGGTTCTTATAAAAATACCGGAACTCACTTGTATCGTATTCGGACCCGTTAAGGAAACTTCAAAACCGATTGCTGTATCCGAATCCCTGTTGATCGTTGCAAGGATCGCAGAAAGTAAGGCCGGAACGATCGAGTTTGAACTTTCAGCCCCCGAGAGTCTGTTAAAATCTTCTGCTGTGACTTTTTGAAAAAGATTTTGATAATAGACTTTGACTTCGTTACCGGAAATTAAGATTTCAGTTTCCATTTTTAGCTCCAAGAAAAACGGCGGTGCCAGCCGCAAGAATTCGATTGAGTTGTGTGATTTGAATGTCTTTAAAAGAAGAAAGGTTTTCGGCGACAATGTAACTCACACCTCTGTCGGGTGTGACGATACTCGAAACCGAGTTCGTATCGGGACCCGGAAGAAAAAGGCCGGTATCACTAGCCGATACGTCGGTTGCAAACCCGAGTTCGTTACATCGTAAAACCGCAAAGTCAGGCCTTTGAAAAATCTGTCCGATTTTTGGAATCGTAGGTTCGTTAGAAAGAACGTATCCTAGGATGTAGCCTACAAACTCGGGATCATTCATATTCAAAGGTCGCTCGATTCCTAGAAGCTCTGCCCACTTTCTAAGGAAATGACCTTCCGTGTTAGACAAAACCGCGCAGTGTGTGGCAAGTTCTTGATACCTCAAATGCCACTCAACGGAATTAAAAAGCGCGCCTACGTTTATATCATTGACGTTCGTTGTCGGAAGATACTCGGGACGGGACTTGTCGCCGAACAGTTCTTTAAACGTAGGGTCGGTTTCGTTAAACTGAGGGAGTCTTTCTAAAAGTTTATTTAAAGCCATATATCTTAAGAGGGTTCGGATTTGGAAGCGGAACCCAAAATCACGCCCAGAGACGAACCGCCGGTTCTTGGAAGAAACGTGGGAGGAACGCTAACGTCATTTGGAATCGGCGGCGTATTTGGAACGGGGTCGGTCGCAAGTTTTCCGTAGAGTTCTAAGATCGTTACCTTGTAAAAGTCGGGATGACTTTTAAGGATAGTACCTTCCACTTGTTTGAGTAAAACGTCAAAACCAACCGGAAGGGTGTTGAGATAAGTTGTGATTGCGTTTGTTGCGACCGAGATCGCGTCATCGATTGAGACTTGAGAATTATTTAATATTTCTAAATGAAATTTAACCGAGATTCCAAGAACCGGGATTTTAAAAACACAAACCCAAGTGCCAGCGGCCGCATACCCGGGGAAATTTTCAGGGTCTTGTAAATCCCCTTCGATTGTTTTTTGAACGAAGTCAAGGAGGGATTGCGGAGGATTTGACGTGCCGTCTGAGACATACAAATTGATCCAACCGAATTCCCTTTGACCCGAAAAGGGGTTTACGTTTGTAGTAAGTTGCGCTCCGGCGATACCTGGAATAGAAATCGTAGCGGTATAGATACCGAGGGGTGTGGATCTACCCAAAGAAACGATAAAATTACGAAATCTTTTAAGACGATTTTCTTCGCTTTCTTTATTTGTACCTCCCGCAAAATCGTTCGGATTCCAAACCCGAGTATTTGCAGGAAGTTGAATATTTAAGGTACCGAGACCTTCTTCCGTATCGATCGAAAGCCTACGAATATTAAAGTCGACACCCGGCTCTTTGGCCCGAATTTCAATTTCACCAAAGGTTTGGCCCACTTCGATGGAAGTAGGTAGAACGGATTCGTACATAAGGCCGAAAAGATCGAGGGTAAAAATCGGAATTGGAACGGGAGATGTATGGCCTTGGTGTTCGATTCGAACGATACCAACCGATCTTAAACCCGGAAGCCTTGAAAACCCGAGTGCTGTATATATTCCTTCCCGGATCGAGTAGTCAAAACCGTTGAGGGTTCTAAGATCGCCTTCGGCTAAAACGGAGGCAATGGCCGCGATCCAAGTGGAAATCCTAGAACCCGGATTGAAGTTACAAAGTCTAGAACCCGTAGAGATTAGGAAATTTTGAATCGCTATTTTGTATTCAAGTTCGGTTTTGGGAACGTAAGCCACGTTCTTAAAACTAAACATAAAAAAAGGTATCGGAAAAAAAACCGATACACGTAAGCGGGTGTTAGATTCTTTTTTGTGGGAATCATGGGTCTTGCAACATCAGGATTTAATTCGGTAACGGGAGGGGGGTTTTCAGGAAGCCTTGCACCGACGTATGAGGCTCAAAACGTATTTTCTTTCGCCTTCTATGAAAAGGAAAAAAGCGGAAAATACTCGATTACGAAAGGGGACTCAAACGAATATTTTTTTGTAAACGGTCCGCTGTCGTATACGGAGAATTTTAAAAATAGAACCAACATAGAAAAAACATTCGGCGGAGTAGTAGTCGTAGACTTTGGACCGGACAATCACGAAATTAAACTAGAAGGCGAATTCCATATCTATCACCTAGGACTTCCCCAAAAACCTAGATCTACGATACCGGGAGAATCGGGGTCCGGATTTGTACAGTCCGCTTTTTCAGCCGGTAAAACGATATTAAAAAATAAAATCGGAAGTTACTACGACAAGTTGAGAAGCAGTTATTTAAGTCTCGGGGGAGGGGAGTTTCGTAGCGGCCTACAGGAATTCCAGGACTTTATGTTCCTACTCCACTACTCTCGAAATTTAGAAAGAGTGGAATATACGACCAACGACCCGCAAGCGTCGAGTATCATAAAACTGTTCCTTGAAAAAAGACTTACCTGGAAAACACACGCCTTCGTATTCAGAGACTACGATAGAAATAGAACCGTAGAGGTAGTCATTCCAAGTAACGGCTTTACGATTTCAAGATCGGTATCCGATACCAACACTTACAAATATTCCTTAAGTTTAGTGGTCGTAAAAGAACTGGAATCAAGAATTACAAGTCAGTTAGTGAGGTCGAATTTTAACGCGTTTAGAACGATTTCCGGCCTTATGAACGAAATTGAAAATTTAGTGAACCTTCCTTTAAAAATATCGGGCGCGTTACTCGGAGTTGCAAGAGGAATCCAGGTGTTTGCAAGTTCCACCAAAAGACTACTTACCTCCTGGGACAGAATGAAGGATCAGTTTGGTATAGAAGGAAAACTTGCGAGAAAAACATTCGAAAACGCTAAATTAGAACTCTCTCTAAAAACCAAAAAAAGAGGATTACACTCGGATGAGCTTTCGGATCAAATTGATATTTCATCTAAAAAATCCCGTTCAAATGAAGCCGAATTTAGACAAAATTTAGATACGGCTACAAACGACTGCAATTCCCTAGTTACTTCAATTTCTCAAGTTTTAATCTCCGTAGACGATTCAGGTTCGATCGAGGCAATGTCACTAAAACCGAACGCGGATTTAAGCGTTTGGATAGAAAACGACGTATACAAGTTCGTCTTAACTTCCAAAGAAATTTTAATCGAAATAAAAGCGGCCCTAAACCTTGCATCCACTGACAACGAATTTTCAATATACCACGTTAGCCCTGGAGATACCTGGGAAAGTATCGCCGAAAAAAAGTTAAAAGACTTAAAACTCGGACTTTCCCTTGCCAAATATAATAACGCACAAGACACGACAAGTTTAACCAAAAGGGCGATTAAAATCCCGTATGGAACAAACACTAACGTATTCACAACCCTTCCGGACAATCCAAGTCCAAAGGATTTAGAAATCGCACTCATCGGATGTGATATACGACTAAATCCGAATCGAGGGATTGAAATCTCTCCCACGGGTGATTTAAGTCTCCTCGAGGGGGATGAGACGTTAATCAATGAAAAGTTGGATTTAATCGATATCGTACAAGGTTCATTGATCGGTGCGTCCGAATTTGGAAACCCGATCCTACCGGGAGAAAACCCGGATGAGATTTTTAAAAAAGGGAGTATTACAAATCTTTTAAATCAATTTCGGTCCGATCCGAGAATTAAAAGCGCAAAATTTTTAGGGGCCGTAGGGGAGGGGGATGTTTTCTATTTTAATTTCCAATTGGAGTCGATATCCGGAGGGAGTGTTATTCTTTCCGTATGAGTGGGAGCTTTACAAACGATTCTTTTGACTGGCAAGAAAAAATAAAGTCTTTGGATTCTCGTTTTGCGCCTCCCGTATTTGCAACCGTAACGGAAGTTTTTCCCAGATTTAGAGCGAACGTCCTGACAACTTTCGGTGAACAATTTTTAAAAGTCAGGTATTTCGGACCCGCATTGTTTTCAAACGGGAAGGCGCACGGACGGGCCTTCTCATTAAAAAAAGATCAATTAGTACTTCTAGAATTCATCGGCGGGTCATTTAGAAGTCCCGTGATAACGAAAACGTTTCCGTTTGCGACAAAAGACAGCGAGTTTGATTCTTTAAGTATGTTTTGGAAGAAATTTTCCTTTTTAGATCCGAATACGGATATCATCGACTTTCACGAATCCGGTTATTGTGTCAGGCAAACAACGAATAAAATAGAAGTGTATGACTCGGATTTAAGTATCGTTTTGGAATTTGATTTTTTAGAAAAGAAAGGAAAATTAAATTTTACTGATTTAGAAATAACGGCCAAAACCAAAATCACCGGGGACTTGGAGGTCAAAGGAAAAATCAAAGCAAGCGGGGAAATAGAATCGGAAAAAGACCTAATCTCTTCTAAAAAGTCCTTTAACAATCACGGCCACACGTATAACCCGGGGCCTTTAGCACCTACAAAAACAAGTCCTCCGATTTAAAAAATAAAGGTTTCTTTTTTTGTATGTTAGAGGATGAAAAAATCTCGATTGCGTCTCGTAGTGACATATCGATCCCACCGAAATCGTTTGCACTCGAAATCCATCTTCCCGGTTCTTCTAAAAATATCTTTTTTCCGATTGAGTATGTCACTCAAATCAAATCACACAGGTCTTTAAGTGCCGGTCGAGGAGGGATTTCACTTTCGATTCCCTTGCAAGAAGAATACGTAATTCAATACGGAGAAACAAAACCGCTTCCGCTTTCTCAAATTGAAAACCCGGAAAGTTTAAAATTCAAGGATATATTTCGGGTAAGAAGTCTTGTGTTTTTGTACTACGATAATTCTTCTCCAAGCACGAAAACGATCGGATTTAAAAAACTAAACGCAGGGAAGATAAAAAGTAGGGCTCTTGAGTATTCACCCGACGGTAAAAGTTTTGTAAGCGTACAAATAACTCCGATGGAGACTTTACTTACGGACACAGACTTTTTTATCGACTACCAAAGAGAGGAAGGCGCACCCCAAACAAGAACCGGCGAATCGTATGCGGGCGTGATTACAAGTGCAGCTAAGGTTTTTTTACAAGGACAACTAAAAGACCTTCTAAAGAACTTTTGGGACGAGTTTTTTTGTAAGCTTATGAACGTTACAAGATTCGCGGATCATCCAGTATTACGTCCGACCACTTCCCAAGATCCGAATGCGGCCTTGTCGATACTCTTACCTAAAAAAGCATACACGGAGTTTTTCGTATACGAATCCCAAGTAATTAGCTCTTTTACGATCGGACAGTACGTGAATTTTTGGGAGATTCTACGTTCCTATTTGTGCGAACCGCTCTATGAACTTTTTGTAGATCCGTTGGAAACTTTTGAGATAGAGGGAATTTTTGGAAAAGGGATTTCGTTTGGAGAAATCGGATCTCCTCACTTAGAAGAATACGAAGTCGGTAGTAAAGAATCAAAAGTAGTTTTTCGCCCGACTCCCTTTTATATGTTTTCAGAGGACGGTAAATACAGGGATTTAAAAAACTTCGGAATCGATGCGGTATATACGTTTTTACTAGAGGATTTAAAAAACTTTAGAATCGAAGAAAACGAGGAAAACGTGGTATCAGGGGTTCACGTAATTCAAAATACATTCCAGCAATTCGGTACCGTGTTATCAGAACCAAAATACGCGGATAAAATCAGATCCATATTTGGACCGAGACTTTTACACGTAAAAATTCCGGGACTCATTTTTAAGGAAGAAAACTTAAAAACTAAAAACAAAGAAAACTACAAGAAAGAACTTTCCGGGATTCGGGATATGTTATTTCGAATTTTTTGCGATTTGGAAGAATTAAAAATAACGAACGGATCTTTTGATCTTCCCTTTATTCCTCTAAGACCCGGAATGCCCTTTCAAATCCTTTTTAATCCTTCCAAAAAGTACCCTATATCCGAAGAAGAAATTTGCAAATTCGGATATATCACGGACGTAGTGGACGAATTTTCACCCGGTAGCGCAAAGGCAAATACGAACGTTTCGTTTAAATGGGGGCCTTCTTCTTCAAACTACGAAAGTAATTTTAGAAGTTAAAAAAAATTAAAAACCCGATTCTATTAAAAAACGAATAAAATATTAGTTGAATGTCTTCTTTTCTTGGACCCTTTGCGAGCGACGATACGCTTTCCGATTCTAGAAAAAAAGTTTTAAACGTATCCCAAGTGGAAATCGATTTTTCAAGTCCGCTCGGAACCTACAATTTAGGGGAAAATTTACAGGTCAATTCTACAGTTCTCCAAATACTCGTAAAAGTCGAGACGGCTTTTGACGATTTTCCGATTCTTACCGTCGGAAGTACTACGTCTCCCGATCTTTGGATGGACGGTTTTAACGTAGATTTGTCGGTTGCAGGGATCTACGTGGGATTTGGATTTGATTTAATCAAAACGACAACTCAGTGCAGGGTGTATTGGAATCCGAACGGAAGTAGCAAAGGAAGACTGAATGTTTTTCTAATATTTTCGGATAACTAAAAACTAAAAACGTTCCAATTGGAAAAAAATCGGTATTCGGACTTACATTCCGAATACCGGTATAGCTAGTGTTGGATATTTCTTTAAAAAAAACTTCGCTTGAAATTTAAAAGAAAAAATTATCCCTTTTTTTAAAAGAAAAAGCAGTCATAACGTCTAATTTAACAATATAGAATATGGTTCGCAAATTTGAAATCGAGGAGGGTGTGATTTATAACCTTTTTTATATGGGTCTTTCCGTACAGGGTTATTATTTCAGAGGCAACTGGATCTTATTCGGATTGTTTGCGGTTTTAATTAAAAAACTTAAAATTCATCCAGACGGTTACTTTTTAATCGCCTACAACTGTAATTATTTCAAAGTCCTTTATCTTTTTTTAAAAGGGGAATTTATTTCCAAAGAATAAAAAATCCCACCGTCCGATAACTAAGTTTTCTTGATAACAAGGTCTTGATGCTTGAGACCGCGTTTTTACATCCGTTCCAAATCCTAAAGGCTAGCCCCGAAGAACGAACCGGCGCGATCAAAATACTGGTTAGGGCTTCTTCCGAAAAAGAAGACCTCCAGGGCGAAGTAATCCTAAAGTCCGCGTACGCAGACCTCGACATGAGAAGTGAATTTCTCACACAAGGATACTTTGATTACAATCATCTAACCGACTTAATCGACAAAGAAATTCAGGATTTAAGAAGCAAAGGGAAACTTTCCGGGACAGAACTTGTAAATTTACAAAAAGCTAAAGTTGAATCAATCATCGGAGGGGTAGAACGGATCGGATTCAAAGACGATTTTCCACAAAATTTAGGAATTAAAAACGACGGATTGTATATCCAAGGACGCCTATTCCCGGAAAACAAATTTGCGGAAGAAATAAGTAAAGGGCTCCAAGCCGGTTTTATGGGATGGGGTGCGTCCGTTTCGGGATACGCAAGGCCCCAAGACTACCAAGGAAAAACGATTCGAAAAATACAACTTCGTAAATGCGCCATAGCTCCCCTTCAAGAAGTCTACAACCCCGACACTGCCGTACAATTAATTAAGGGTGCAGTTCTACTTCGCGATATTGAAAAAAGTTCGTTACCCGTTCCGAGTGAGGACTTACAAAACCCGGAAAGTTTAGACCGACTGTTTCGAATCGAAAGAAAACTCGATTTTTTATCGAAACTTTTTTTATCAGATCCGAACACACAAGACAAGTTTTTAGACTTAATCTTTTCCGATATTGCAAACCGGACTAAAACTCAAGAATTAAAACTCGGGTCTTCTTGGATTCGTTCCGTTCTTTCGGACGAATTCTATCTAGAAGGGGAAGACTTAGAGAATTTTACCGATCTTTTATTTTTAAAACTAAACGGAGAATCGTAATGTTAAAAGACGCGATTTCGCGATTAAAAGAAAGACTAACGACTAACGTAACAAAATCCTCGATCAATGAATCGGATTTACAGACGTTAGCCTCGACTGTGACGACCCTACTCGATTCTGGAAAAGTGGAACCCAAAACTGATAAAATAAAAGAGTGGGCCGTTTCGAAAGGCTTGGAAGAAGCCGAAGCCATTTCTTTTGCAGAGGAGGTAATTGATGCGTATTTTGACGATACGACTGATGAAACCGTTTCTAAATCGGAACTGGGGGATTCTTTAAATGGCGAAGAGGAAGAAGAATCTGAGGAAAAAAAGAAAAAGGAAGAAAAAGACAAAAAAAAGAAAAAAGAGGAAGAGGAGAAAAAAGAAATCGAAAAATCAAAATTTATTTCAGAGATTCAAAATACATTAGAAATACTTAAATCAGGACAGGAAACACTGGCCGCTGCAATCGAACATCTGCTTGATAACGCACGAGATAACCAGAAACTAAAGTCGGAACTTCTAACCTTAAAATCAGAAATCGGAAGTGTGTCTTGTCGACCCGCAAATACAAAAACACCCGTAACCACTCAAATACAAAAATCAAATCTAAACGGTCAGGTGGACGCTCGCGAAAGGGACAATGTAGCGAATAAAATCATTAAAGGAATCGAACTCGGTAAGTGTCAGTTAGAGGACGTTTCCTATTTTCAATCCACTTGGAAGCTTTCCGAGAGAGCCCAAAAATTCTTTAACGAATATAAGGAGGTTTTAAAATGATCGGTCCTTATTCCCTAGACCAATTAATCGAAATTAAAAAAGGGTTCGAAGCAAACACGGCTCAAAACGGCGCGGCTCCGTTTGTGGATTTTAATTCTTCGGGTGCAACGCTTTCCATGCAACTACTTGACAAAGTGGAAGTCGCTTTGGTGTCCACGGACAAGGACTTTAAGTTTTTAAAAGAAGTACCGAGAAGAGCCATCACTCAGACGCTTGCAGAATACAACCGCTACAAATCACACGGTGGCGGGTGGTACCATACGTCCAATATTGGACAATCCGAAGAGCCTAGTTTTCGAGACGCACAACTAGAACGTCTGTATAACGAAGTCAATTACAGCGCGGAAGGATTCTCTTTTAATAAAGTAGTCGATACGGTAACAAATGCCCAGGACCCGGAACTGATTCAATCCAACGCCGCACTCAGGCGCGCAATGGAGAATCAGATGAGACGTATTTGGTTTGGAAATAAAAAACACAACCGAAACGAACAGGACGGTTTTGAAACGGTCGCCAAAAAACTAGGAAAAGAATTTTTTACGGATTGTAGGGGTGCGTTACCCGCAATCGATCAAATGAAATATGTGACTTCCAAAGTCAGGACCAAATATTTCGGTCTCGTAAACTACGTAAAAATGCACCCGTCCACAAAAGCACTCTACGACCAAAATTTTGATCGTAACGGTTCCGGGATGGTCTTGCAAAATAACAGTTATTCTCCTTCAAACACTTCTCTTTCCAATATCGTCTATGGCGTTGCGGACTCGAACGCTAAAGACAATATGATTATTTTTGACGACGATATCTGGCTCGACCGTCATAGTTGGGGAGTACCTCAAAGGCTCGATCACAACGGAAATATGGTCGAAGGCGCGACAAGCGACAAGGAATCTCCTTCTACACCAAGCCTTTCAGTATCCGTAATTCCTTCCGTTCCGAATTCGTTATTTACGGGTTCGTATGTCGGAGACTACAACTACAGAGTTTGCGCGGGGACTCTAAGACACTTTTCGGCCGCTTGTCCGGAGGTAAACGTTTCGATTCCGAATGGAGGTGCCTCGGAACTTACGATTACACCGGGAGTCGGTGGAATACCGGAAACAAGATACGTGATACTTCGGGATACGACCCCGGATTCAAATCTACTTCTGTATATGCGGACAGTTGAAAGAAACTTAGTCGGTGCTACGACGATTATTCAGGATCTTAACGAGGATTTACCCGGTACTACAATTATGGTTCAGGGAGATTTTAACTCAAAGTCGTCAAGCGACGAAACAAGAACTTTGGTGTTGTCCGAGCTTCTTCCGTATACCAAAACCTTATTTCCCTACGGTGCGGGAGGTGTATTAAGGACGCGAGTCGGAATCGTCGAAAACTACAGCGCACTTCAAGAGTTAGCACCCGAGAAGTTCCACGTATTCACGAACGTTCCCGTAAGACTTTAGAATTATCTAATACGTTTATTCTCCTTACTTTAGAGGGTGAGTAATCACCCTTTTTTTAAATGGCAAATTTCGAATCGTTATACGCAAAAGGAAAGTTTCCAAGAACAAGATTTCTTTTGGAAAAAATCGCGGTTTCTGCAAAAGACTCCTGGACTCACAACACACTGAGTGCAAAACCCGCTTGGTGGGGAAAAATGGCGATGTCCAACCGTACAGGCGGGGGAGGTGGGATTTTAATTAAAAAAATTCCGGGAGGATATCAAGTCTTTCATCCGAATAAGGGAAAATACAATTATATGGCGGTGATTGAAAGGGGTAGAAGACGTTACGATATGCGTCCGGCTTTACTCGGAGGAAGTCGCGCACGTATGGGTGAAAACGGTCCTTATGTAATCGTCCCGGTCACTAAAAACGAAAATAAAACTCCCGTTTCTCCAAAAAACAATTCGATCAATTCCGTTATTATAAAGACCGGTTCTTTTAAGGAAGAAAACGCGCACGGTAAACTTGTAACCAGGAATAGATACAAATACAGACAAGACCCCGGAATGACCGGTCGCGGAAACGTATTTGCAAGCGAACAGGTTTACAAAAACGGGCATGTGCAGAGATCTTTTGTAAAATTTGTGGTAGTAACCGAAAGAAGTACGGATTTTTTTCAATCCGTGATACCGGCGCAAAGGGTTTTAGGTCGAGTAAAAGAAGACGTTAATCGCGCTCTAAAATCAAAACAATTAAAATCGGCCGTAGCCTTGGATACGAAGGATTTAATAAGTGAGCTATTAAGTAAGAAAAGAAAATGAAATTTTACTTTCGAAAACGATTTGAAATATTGATATACAAAAAAATAAGACTTTCCTTAATCTAAACGGTAAATGTCTGAAATTCAAAATCCACATGATCGATTGATTCGAGAGACGTTACAGGACAAAACCGAATCGATACCTTTTTTCCAAAAGAATTTACCCGAAAGTTTGGTTAAAATATTAGATTTAACTAAACTAGAATTGTCGGAATCCAGTTTTGTATCGGAAAGTCTAAAAGAGGAACAAACGGATTTACTGTTTACGATTCCTCTAAAATCGGGAGAAACTGCAAACGTTTATCTTCTATTCGAACACAAAAGTTATTTAGACGATAGGGTTTACAGTCAGCTTTTGGGGTACCTTTCCGCGATTTACAAAAATCAATTTAGAAACGAAAAAAAATACTCTGTAGTTATCCCTTTCGTCTTCTATCACGGGGAGAAAACTTGGGAATTAGGAAATCAATTTTTGGATCGTTTTTCTCTTACAAAAGAAGAAATGGTCGTTTTAAAGAATTACATTCCGGATTTTAGTATAGAATGTTTTGTTCTTTCGGATATAACCTTAGAAGAGAAGTTACAAACCATCACTTTAAGAGTGATTTTAGGAGTGGTTCAGCGAATTAGAGAAGGGGATCTGGAATTTACAGAACATTTGTCCGAGTTACTTAGGCTTTTAAACGACTTAGAAAACGAGTCTAAAAGGGTTGAAATTTTAAAAAAACTCTTTTTATATATCTATAGCATCAGGGATCTACAACCGACGGAAATAAAAAAAGTACTACTTGGATCTAAATTAGAGAAATACGAGGAATTGACCATGACTACCGCAGAGAGACTGAGAGAAGAAGGCAAGATTGAGGGAGAACTCAAAGGTAAAATCGAAGGTAAAATTGAAGGCAAAATTGAAGGCAAAATCGAAGACGCTCGCAATATGCTTTCGGAGAGAATTGATCTAAACGTCGTTCTTCGAGTCACGGGCCTTACTGAAAAAGATCTTAAAGATCACGGGGTCATTTAAGGGAACTTTATGACTACCGCAGAGAGACTGAGAGAAGAAGGCAAGATTGAGGGAGAACTCAAAGGTAAAATCGAAGGCAAAATCGAAGACGCTCGCAATATGCTTTCGGAGAGAATCGACCTAAACGTCGTTCTTCGAGTCACGGGCCTTACTGAAAAAGAACTTAAAGATCACGGAGTCATTTAGGGAACGATCGGCCCTAAATAAAATCCTTCCTATCCCGCAAAAAATAACACCCTTTCCGATTCTTTTTTTTCCTTATTCTTTTCTCTTAAATGGACGCAAATTTAAGAGAAGATGACATTCGCAAACAAGACGGACGGGACAAAGGTCTTGTATTAATCACGTATCCCGCTCCACCCGAAGACGTGGTAGTCGATTATTTTAGAATCAACATTCCCCTGACAGGACTTGAATACAGAAATATAAACGTACCGATAGAGCACGGACACCCTTTGTATCAAGAAGGAATATCCACAAAAGGTCCGAATACTAAATTTCCGAAAATCGGAATCGAATGCGCGACTGAAAAACACACTCAGTTTTTAGGATTAAACGAATTACATTTTGAAAATTCAGAAAAGTTTTTGGAGTATTTAAAAAAAATCTCAGAACTCCCCGAAAGCAGACGAATCGCTTCCAAATCTTTTTTAGACGAGTTTTCTAACAAAAAATACTTCCAACAGTTTCAATTCACTTGCGAGTCGGACGTAATTATCACCGGGTTTGTAACCGGTGCAGCCGGAAGAAACACAAACAAGTTTCTCTATGACTCCGCACTCGCTACAACTCTCCTACTCGCAAACGATTTACCCGTAATGTATCCGGGACTGACCGTATTTCTACCCGAAGACACGGAACCAAATCTAACAACGACCGATTTTTCAGAACCGTTCTGGGGATTTGAAATAAAATTAAAAATCGTACAAACAAAATCGATTTTTAGAACCAAACCCGCATTTCTTTTTCCCGATATTAAAACCTTTGACGTATCTTTAACGCGAAGCCGCACCCGATTCGAAGGTCGATTCGCTTTAAAGGACAAACAAGGTGGAACCGGAATTAAATCTTAAAGGAAAAGAAAAAAATTCATCTTCAAACAAGAACCAGACTCCCGAAGAGTTTCTACTAAAAAAAGAAACTCAACTAGGTAAAACGATAACCCCGCGCTTTCGGGAATATTTTTACCGGGAACTAAAAAGAGTCTCAAACCGAACTTTCGAAGACGTTTGGGAGGCCGTAAATGGGAACACGCGAGCCTGAGTTTTTAGGACGCGGATATATTCAACCCGGAGCGCGCGGTGCGTTTAGAACCAAACCCCAAAGTGCCGGAATCTCCCCCGACTTAAGCACCCTCATTTTAATCGGACCTTCCGACAACGGATACGACACAAACGACCAAACATTACACGTAACAAAACGAGTATTGGAACTGGGAAGCTCCGACGAAGCGAGGTCGGTTCTTTACTCGGGCGACTTAGCCGATGCGGTAATAAACGCATTTTCGCCTTCCAAAGATTCACGATTTGCAAACGGGCCTCAAACCATCAAAGCGTTAAATATATCTCCGAACGTTTCCGCAAGCGCACAAGCACCCACAAACGTATCAGGAATATTGAATACGATTAAAGCCACCGTACCGGGACCGAAAGGAAATCAGATTCGTTTTAGAATCACAAACAACGGAAGTATCATCCAAGTGGGGGATAGCGATCAAATCGTAACCTCTCAAACGATCGAAGCAAACGAAATCAGGATACAATACTCAGGAAACGCGGGAGCTGCAAACCTAACGTTTAACGGAATAGAATTACGAGTCACGTTATCAGGAACCCCTGCAACGGACACGAGTCGAGATTTGGTCGCCTTGGTAAAAGACTACGAAACTCTATCGGAACTGGTTGCGTATATTTCCAGTCAAAACGGATATAGCGCGGTTTTGTTGTCGCAACCCGATCGTAAAACTTACCACCTAGATTACATATCCGCAACAGACGCGGTGGATATAAAAACTCAAAACTTCACCCTAAAATCTCTTCTCCACCAGCAAGAAACTTTTTTTCTCTCAAACGGACTCGCTGAAATTGTCGCAACTTTGGAGAGAAAACCCCTTTCGGATATGGCTAGTTTTACGTATCTCACGGGCGGAAGAACGGGAGTCGTAACGACGAAAGCGTATTTAGATGCGATTGATACCGTATTTGAAACCGAGATTGCAAAAGGATTTTACGTCAACGTCTGCACTTCCATCGAACCGGTAAGACTTTATTTAGCCGACAAACTCTCAATCGGGAATTCAGCCGAAGGCTCGGATGAAAGATTCGGTGGAGCTGGACTTGATTTAGACAAGTCAATCGATGCGAGGATTGACGATATAAAGACGACGAATTCGGAATATATGGTACTCGGACTTTCTCCTGTTACGAGATACAAAGCAGACAGAGTCAATTTAAAAACATATCCGGGTTGGATGTTATCGGTACTGCACAACGCAATCAAGGCGGCGGCAAACGTAAGAGAGACGGTAACATACAAGGATTTGAATATAGTAGACGCGCCCGAAATTCTTTCCAAAACACAAATTAAAAAAGTATTAAGAGCGGGCGGACTTGTAGTCACAAGAAAACCGAATAGCGGACCGTTTAAAATCGAACTCGCGCTTACCAGTTATCAGGCCCAAAACCTAATCAAAAACCAGGCATCAACGGTTTGTACAGCGTTAGCTTTGGTAAAAGATTTTAGGGAATGGTTAAATGTTACCTTTACGGGAGAGGTACCGACAGATCCAAACGCACTCGGAACCAATTTAACGGACGCGGACATTCGAACCGCTGTAACACAACGATTTCGTAATGTATATATTCGCCAATACGGCTGGCTGACTCGAAACATCTACACCGGCGAAGACGCATTTGACGAAAACTTCGAAATACGACGCGACGGAGACGTAGCGTATTTCGTATTCCCCGACGGTAAAATCGTAACTCCGATCAATTACATGTTCTTTCTCTTAAACTTAGACGTCGTTCGCGGTGCTGCAACGGGAGGAAATTAAACATGGCAAAAAGTTCAAAACCGAATCCAAGAGTACTCACCGGAAACGACGCAATCGTTAAAATCAACGGACAATCCGTCGGGTTTATGAAATCTTTGCGAGTAAATATAAACAACAATCAAGGAAGAATTCAAGCGATCGGAAAAAGAAAACCGAAAGGACTTAAATCCCTCGACTGGCAAGGAACGGCGTCGGGAGAGTTCCATATATTGACAGTACCAACCGATGGGGTCGTAGTAATCGATACGTATGACGATGACAACGCGGACGACTTGTACGATATTTTAGTTTTAGACAAAAAAAGCGGGAAACGAGTGGGACTCTTAACGGGGGGAGTGAACACAGAAGGGTTTAGTATTCAAAATAACGAAATGAGTGGAAGGGAAATTGAATTCGAACTCGTGGATTGGGAACCGATGGAGGCATTTAACTAAAACGTAATACGTCTATTTTTTTAATGAATTTTATCGATATATATTTGGCTGTTATATAAAGCAAGGGCTACCCCTTTCGAAGTAGCCCCGCACCCTACACGTTACCATAGGGGGATATACTTTAAAAGCGTCGTCGTAGAAAGGAAATTTGTAAAGTAAAAATTGTATCGATACAATCATGCTAAAAAAATGAAACGGTTCGGCCCCAAATATAGAATAACGACCCTAACTATATACACTTCACATTCTCCGATAACAACATTTCAATTAAAATCTCGAATATGAGAATTCTGGAACCAAATAAACGAGTCACACTTTCGGCGAAATACGAAAGTGAAAGTTATTCTTTCGAGGCGGACATTGCAGATCCGAGTACGGAGCTTGATATAGAGATAGGAGTAGCGAAACGATTGGGAGGTGCGTCCTTAGAATCGATTCCAAATACGACGTACGGTTATATATTTGCGATAACGACCCTCGATCACGTAATTAAAGAGATACCGCCCGACTTTCCGATCGAAGAGATAGTTTCGTTTGAACAAATACGAGACAAAGAATTCGTATTAAGACTATTTAATGAATATAAGAAGAAAGAAAACTGGTTTCGATCGGAGTTAAAAAAAAATAGGGACGCTCGACGCACTCTCAAACGAAAAGAACCTGCTCGATCTTTTTTTAATGAAGGAGTTTCAAATTCTACCGAAGGGGGTAAGGCATCTGGGGAATCTATTTCTAGAACAAAAGAGGTTTTTGCTGGAGGCGACGTCGAGAGTGGATCTAACGAGTTTAAAGACCAAAACTCGACTATTGTCGGAGAAAAAACAAGTGGAGAGGATGAAATCGGAGGAGTTTTTAACGAACATAAGCCCGACGCTGATTCGTATCCTGGAAGAAGAGGCAGGGTTTTCACAAGAACAGATCCACGCGCAAGGTGAACAAAAAAGGGAAGAGATTTTGAAACGAATCGATGACGAATTAAAAATACATGGCCTCTGAATCCTTAGAAATAAAAGTACACGCAAAACCCGATTTTAAGGAAGTCGATCAAGGTTTTGATCGAATCGCCAAAAAATTTAAAAAAGGATTCTCTCTTTTTGGAAGTGGCGCGGGTGGAAGTGAAGACCAAAATTCAAAAAACAAAAAATCAAAAAAGAAAAGAAAACTAGAGGCCGCTTCCAAATACGCGGGGGGAAGTGCGTACGCGTCGAAAATCGGTGCCGACGGATCGGATTTAGACGAAACCGGCCACGGTGGATTTTACAATACTCTTGATAAAAAGATTTCAGCGGCTAAAGACCTGTTTTCGAAAAAGAAAAAAAAGAAAGAAGAAGACGAGGAAGAAAAGACTTCCTCGACAAAACCGGACTCATTCAAACAACTTCAGATCCAAAAATCGGAAATTAAAATCCAACACGCACATTTTGATAAAGGCGGGTTTGGAGGACTTGGGGGAAGCGGTGGAAATACAAATCCAAGTGAAGCGGGAGAAAGCGGAGGCGGCCTTAAATCCAAATTTCTTTCCGCTTTAGGTGCGACAATTCCGATCGCCGGAGCCGCGTTTGCAGTTGCGGGTGGGGTATTAAAAACAATCTCAGCAATCGGAGAACAGTACCACGCTTCCATGCAATCGCAAGCGTCTACAATCGGAGCCACAGGCGGATACGTGGGAGGAGGGGGAGGTTATTTTTCCAACTCGGAACTTGCACAAGCAAACGTATTTAAAAGTAGAGTGAGTGGGGAAAGTATATACCAAAAAGGTAATTTAATAGATTCAAATACGATTCAGTTTGCGGCGTCTCAAGGAAAGGGAATTGCAGACGTAGTTAAGGAACTGGAGACGATTCGAAAAGATTCAAAAAATGCGGATTTAGGATATTTAAGGGGAGGAGCGGCCGCTTCAGGGTTTACAGGACTTAGACAATCCGAATATATATCGAAACTTGCATCAATTTCTGAAAATTTAAGAAACAAAGGCTTTTCCGGCGACATTTCCGATTTTGCAAAATTTTCATCCGGATTCAATAGAAACGATTCCAAAATGGACCCTTCCAGACGAATGGCTCTCGCGGAAGACCTTTCCAACCAAGGAAGAAGTGGAGCGTTTGGAGGCGGAATTTTCGGTTCTCTCTCTATGAGTCATGCACTCGGAGCAAACGGAGGGGATATTTTTAAAGCGATAGAGGAGTCGGAACTAAGTCCCGGAAAATACATGTCGTCCGCGCTTTCAAGTCTTGATCCAAAAACAAGAGGACTTGTTCACAAATTACAGGGTGGAAGTTTTTCGGAAATGTCGAATATGAGTTTCGGGTACAAAAACTTTTCATCCGACAATTCTCGAATAAGCGCGGGATACAATAAGGGTCTAGAATTAGATAACCGAAAAAAAGAAACTTTTGCTTCGGACGTAGGAGCGCAAGCCGCCGAAGTTGGGTACAACTTAAATACGGCGATGATTCAAGTTTTTAAAGAAAATAAAAATGCGATGCTTGGTTTGACTGAAGTCGTTTCGAATATAGAAACAAAACTTCTTCCGGTAGTATCCACTTCAATTACAGGAATTGTCACGGGAGTAGAAAAGTTGTGCGAGTACTCAGAACCTGTTTTCGGAGCGATTTCCAAATTAATGTCATTTTCAAATCCGGCCGGTTTTTTAGTTCGTACCAAATAGAAACTTCCGATTTTTAATTTCGTTTTAATCTTTCGAAATGGAAATCCACCGAGTACTATTTCAATTATTCCAAAGAAACGGCGTCTCGATTGAAAGAGAAGTAGAGGAGTTTGCCGCAGAGTTTCAAGTACAACAACCTCAAAAACTAACCAAAGCGTTTAAACAATCGGACAATTTGGTCGCGATTCCGATTCCTTCCGGAATTGCGTTTAAATACGTATTGATCCTTGGCACATACCTTGCAGACGACACCGCAATCGGCGTAAAAAAAGGAGACCCCGCACCGATTGTAGTTCGACTAAACGGGTCCGCACAAGACCATCCTCTTCCTCAAGGCTTTATGACCTGGAGCGGCGGACTTAATTCTCTAAGAGTCGCAACTACGTATGACACGAATCAAATACTCGTGGAAGTATATCTAGGATAATGAATGGCGTATTTCATTTCCTACTGAAAGGGATCGCAACCCAAGTTAGTTTCGGAAAAAAAGGACCGAGTTTAAAAGCGACACCTTCCGGATTTGAAGTACGTCTTCCGGACGACTCAGGACTTACGCACCTAAAAGTTGCAAGCCCGCTACAAGGAGACGACGCGGTAAATCTAGATTGGGTAAGAAACGAAGTACTCGCAAATTGGAATACACCCGTTCAAAACCTGGAGGAACTTCGTAGAATTCCAGTACAAGAAAGAAGGGACAAACAAATCAGGGAAGTTGAAGACGAACTTACCCTCTACCAATTCGATTCAGAGTCTTTTGCCAATGTTCCCGATCCAGTCGATCCTTTACGCACAATTCTTCCAAACGATTTAAACGTGCAAAGTCCCGGAAGATGGCTAAAAACGACAGCCCGTAATTCTCTTCATTCTCAACTCATCGGGTTATCTGCAAACGACCATCCACAGTACGAACTTAGGTCCGAAAAAAATTTACCCGGCGGATATCCGGGACTCAGTACGGATTCAAATAACCCGGGAATTGAAATCCTTTCCGAAGAAACGGTAAGTGTTTTGAAGTCGGATGCTTCTCAAAGTAGAGAATATCTTTTACCGGATATCTCGGGGACGCTCGCACTCGATAACGTATTTTTAGGAGCAACTGAGCTTTCAAACGGAAACAAGGGACTCGTTCCGGCACCACAAGTTTTAGACAGAGAAAAGTTTTTGTCGGGAGACGGAAGCTGGAGAACAAATTTCGGTTCTTTAAAGAACTCATCCGTTAAATCTTCCCCCTATACCGCCACCAAATACGAACGGGTTCTTTGCGACGTAACAAGCGGGGGGTTCCCTGTTTTTTTACCGCAAAATCCAAACGACAATATCGTAGTCGCAATATTAGACGTTTCTAATTTAGCAGGCACGAATCCGATCACACTCCTTCGAAACGGTGAAAAAATCGAAAACTTAGAAGAGGACTGGCAGCTTGATTTAGACGGAGGTTCGTTTGAACTTATCTACTCTTTAGAAAGAAGGAGTTGGTATTTTTTAGGAACACCCGCAACTTCCAATCTTGCTACGACAAACGGATTTTTAACTAACACTCCGACGTTTGAAGAAGTAAGCATCGCGCCTTCTGCAAGATCGGTTAAAGAATATATCGAAGCCCAAAATATAGCGATCTTTCAACTGATTTCACAAATAGGTGTTTTTCTTTTCGGAGGTAATTTTGCGCCTCAAGGAACGATGAAAAAGAACGCATTTTTCGAAGGAACGACAAACGGAAGCGGTCAATGTATTATCAACACCGGTCTTTCCAATTCCATCCTCGCCGTTTTTGCATGCGTTTCGGATAACGCGGGTAAATGGTATTTTCTTCCGCCTTCGGGAACTACAGCCGCCGGGTATTTCGACAATCAAGGATACGTTACAATTCAGTTTACGGGAAGCTCTACATTTTATAACCGGAATGTTCGTATCGTGGTTGAATACAAATGAAATCTTTTAAAAACGATTTTTTAAAGGACAATCAAATCCGTGAGTATGTGGATTCTAAAATTTTAAATGAGATTGTCGCAAGAAATACCGCTCTTTCCTTACTTCAAACCCAAATTTTAACAAAAATAAACTTTACCGAAAAAGGCGTGCCTTTAGGCGTTGCAACTCTTGGGTCCGACGGATTCCTTTTATCCAACCAAAGACCGCCGGTTCCATTATCCACAAATGTATTTGTCTTTAGACCGGGCGAGGTTTCTCCAAACGAAAATGTATATTCCACTTGGGTAACTTTTCGCTCCGCATTTGTCTCAAAAAAAGGTCTTAAATTTTTACAATTCGACGATTCCCTTCAAGGTATCTCAATCCCTCCGGAGAATATTGATTTTTCGGAATGTATTTTACTTTCTAGGTATAAAAAGCAAATTCCTACTGCTATTAACTTTGCCTCCGGATTTTTAGTGAGTGCGTGGCCGATAGATGTTCAAGGATTAAAACTAAACTTTTCTTCTCATTTTTTTGATAACGGAGGATCAACTTCACTTTCCCTTTCTGATTCCGTTCTCGAATATACCGGAACGGAAACAGGAATGGATTTTTTTTCGGGTTCTTTGTCGGTTTTTTTAAAAAACTCTAAAATAGTCGGAAACGGAAGAACCGTTTTTTCATTAGGAAACAGATCCATTCAGATATTTGGAATATCAGGATCTTGTAATGTTGAGGCCGGTTGTATTCAAGGGGGAGATAGCTCCACAATGACCATTACAAATTTAGGTTCGGTTTTAACCTCCGGCAATTCCTTTGTAGGCATTCAAGGATCGTTTCTTGGTACAAAATCCGAATCCGATCTCTCCCACGTATTCGAAAAAACATTAATTTCCAAGGGTCAACTTGTAACACGGGACTCTTCAGGAAATTTTATTTCGGTTTCCCCCGGACTTAATAATGAGATTCTAATCTTTGATTCAAACTCGCAAGGCGGATTTAAACCTGCGTCAATCGGTAGTCTTTTTTCTCTTCCAGGAATGAAGACATTATCCGATTTTGTTCGTCAATCTTCTCCTCTTACAAGTCTTCTTTCTGCGGGAAGTAAGACACTCGACTGTTCAGCCTCGAATCTGTTTCGAATCACCGGGGGAAACGCTACGATCACGTTTTCAAATATGACTGAAAACGAAGTTGTAAATGTCGTTCTGGAATCTACGGGTTCCTCGTATACAATTACCTGGTCTGGAGGAACGTTTCTTTGGGCGGGTGCGAGTATTCCGACACCGACCTTAGCTTCAGGAAGAAAAGACTTTTATTCTTTTATAAAAGTCGGAGGTTCTATTTATTCCTCCTGTATTTTGAATATGGGTTAAGCGAATGTTTTTACCGTTCGCCCATTTTCAAATACCAAAAACAAAACCGATCGTAGATTCGGGTTTTCCGGTAAGCGAGGCCAATTGGGCCGTATATGCTATGGCATTGAGTGGAAATAAAATATTTATTGCAGGTGCATTTACAAGTATAGGGGGAGTTTCAAGAAACAAAATCGCGGCGTTGGACTCAAACAGTGGAGAAATACTTCCTCTTTTTCAAGGACTACAAGGTGCAAACGGAACTGTAACCGCGATGATCGTTGTCGGAAGTATGCTCGTTATCGGAGGTAGTTTCACATCCGTAAACGGAGTGGCGCGTAACGGAATCGCCGCACTCGATCTTAGTAACGCAAACGTACTACCCTGGTATCCAAACGGTGGAATTGCAGGAGGTTCTTTGACGGTTAACGACTTTTGCGTTAAAAACAATTCACTTTACCTTTGCGGGAATTTTACAAGTATCGGAGGAGTTTCAAGAAACGGAATCGCGGCCCTTGATGTTACTACGGCCGGTGTTTTGTCTTGGTACCCAAACGGAGGAGTTTTAGGCGGTGAAGGTTACAGGCTTTTACTTTCTTCGGATACAAACAAGGTGTATATAGGGGGAAGTTTTACTCAAATCGGCGGGGTCGGTCGGGAAAAAATCGCGGCTTTTGACGCAAGTACTGGAAGCGTCATTGGCACTTGGGGACCCACAAGTCCACCCGCGGGAGCCGGGGCTTCCCCTCATGTAAAAGACATGGTACAAATCGGGAACACTCTTTTTATCGGAGGGGCATTTGGTGTAATTTCAGGTCAAGGACGGCTCGGATTTGCGGCGTTAAACGCAAATACGGGTACGTTACTCGACCTTTATCCCACAAACCTCGGCGGAGACGCGGTCAAACCTAATATTATGACTTTTGCAAGTAAAAATAACCAACTCCACTTTGCCGGTTTTTTTTCTTCGGTAGGCGGTGAAACTAGGCTTTCGATTGCCTGTTTGGATGCGGTTACAATGCAAGTTCTACCTTGGTATCCTCCGTCTGGAGTCGGGAATCTTACTTCCAAGGTATCCAAAGGTTTTTCCTTTTTAGACAATACTTGGTGGTTAAACGGTAATTTTCAAAGTATGGGTGGAATTACTTGTAACAATTTGGTAAAACTCAATCTCTAAAAAACAAGATCCGCATCCTTTTCTTCCTCTTCTTCAAAGTCAAATCCATCGTCGTTCTCTAAATCCTCCGAATATCCCGAATCGGAATATTCCGTTTCAGGATCTTTTGATTCGAGCTGTTGGTTTGATTGCTGCATCATTTGAAAATTCTGTTGAAAAATCGGATTTAAAATTACCGCTCCGGCCATTTTATATTCTTCCTCGCTGACACCGTAGAGATCGGCCAGGGTTTCCGCGATTGTAGGTTCATCTTGTGCAATTCGGATTTCGTCGATTAGTTTCCAGTTTGAAACCTCGTCTTTTAATTTGGAAAGTTTGTCTTTTTCATCTTCCGGATTTTTTCCTGTGAAATCGCATACGATTCCCGCGAAATCATCTTCTCTAAATTCCCGTATCCTGTTAAATGAGGCTTCGAAGTAGGTTAAAAGAGAAAGACTCGCTCGGTTCATCGAGAGTTTACTTTTTCCAACCTGATTGCCTTCCGAAAAAGTAGCCTGGGAACCGGTGAGTCTAAGCCCAAGTTCGGACTGATCCATTCCGTGGCCCATTAGTACGAAAGAAACGCACCATTGCATGAGTTCCTTGAAGAGCATATCGTTTGGAATATTAAGAGGAGTCCATCTTACTTCCCCGGCGGAAGTTCCGATGATGGGGATTCCGTGAGAGTCGTCAAGGCCCGAAACCATTTCCTGCCACTGTAGTTGTAACGACTCGATTACTTCTTGCGTAGCGTCTCCCTGAAAACTCATGAACCCTTGTGGGTGTAGTCTTGAAAAAGTATCCCGATTGAATTTAAGGGATCTGATTACTCCGATTAAATCCAAAATACACGCTTCGAGCGGTGAAAATCCGAATCCCCGAAGGGATACGTCCGAGATATGATTTTTGTGAAACCACAGAATTTCGTTTTCTGAGAAAGTTTCGACTACGTTGTCGTCTATAATCTGTACAAATGCGATACTTTTGTCGCTACGATAACCCTTGTTTCTGTCTACGGGAAAAATCGTTGCCGGATCTAGGTATCTGATTTCAATGAGTTTATTAAAAGAATTGTATATTAGAAAAAAGGCGATACTGTCGATCGTGAGAGTATCCCTTAGCATCATCTCAAAGACGGACCCTAGATGGTCTCTATTGGCCCAACCGGGGGTTAAATCCCCCATTTTTTCAAAAAACCTACCGCACGATTTCATCTTAGAAAGGATTTCTTCGTCCACTTCGTCGTCTTCGTTTTCAGTCCGAAACCAAAGTCCGGTTTTTTTACTAATTCGTGCAAACCGACTTAGTTCCTCGACTCTTACGGTGTGTATCGCCGATATGATCGATGTCGTGTAACTTGCGTTTCTTAGCTGGGTAAAAGGGATTCTCCAAGTGGGCCGAAGTTGTACGCCGTCTCTGATTTGATTTATTTGGTCGTAGGTATATACCGGATTTCTTCCCGCGAGTTTTTCCGAATTTATCTGATTAAAAAATGATTTTGCTAAAGTAAGTAGGTGTTGGTTTATTTTTTCAGGTTTTACTACGTTTTCGTTTGAGTTTACAAGCCTTTGTCGTTTGGCTAAATTTTTCTCGTAATCGTTTCCTCGAGGGCGGCCGTTTTTTAAATTCACAATCAAGAATTTAGTTTAAAACGTAAATATCGGAAGGAGGTTTTTCCGGGTTTTTCCGCCGGAAAAACCCCTTTTTACCAAGGTTTGTACTTTTAAAATTTAACTTAATTTTTCCGATATTTTCTTTCTTTGTTATCTTTTCTTTATGCCTAAAAAATCGATTACTCTTCAAGACTTTAGCCGTCTTGAATTTCAAAATCAGTTTACTCTACCGGGGAATGCGGTTTTAAATTCACCCGATCGGCTCTATTACGTTACCGGTATATACGCAAACGGCGCGTGGAAGATATTCGTCAAAGGAAATAACGCAGACGCAAATCTTCAAAACTACATAAGGTCTGGAAACGGAGACATTCAGTTTTTTCGTCCAATTTGTGCGTGTGAAGCTTCCTTTTCGGGTGTAACCGAAGTTTCCGGCTTTTGGACGGATAGCAGTCTTTCCTCCCACTAAAAGATTATGTTTAAAAACTCTAACTCCTTAGTAAAAAAGAAAGTGCTCGTCCACGGTAAAGCGGGCGACTACATGGCGTTTCGTAATACGAAGACGGGTAGTGATACCCTTACTCCCCGTGAAAAAAAAGTGGAACAAGCGCGTCATGAGAGAAATAAAATTTCCTATTCCAAAAACCTTTCCGAAAAAGAAAAAACCTTAATCGAGGAAATGACACAAAGACATTTACAATTCGAATCGGAAGCAAAAGAACAAAGAAAAACGTACGGAAGCGGTCCTAAGATTCCGAAACCCGGTATGATTATGCGTGTGTATGCAAAAGGAAAAGTGAATGTGGGTGGTATGCTTGCAAAAGTCAAAGAAATCGCACACGACGGCAAAACCGTAGTTTGCGAACTTACCTCCGGCAAAATCTACAGTTTAAGTTTAGAGCACTTAGAATTCGCTAAATCCAAACTCTTTTCCGATTAAACTTTTTTAATGTATATTAAAAAAATGAAATTTTTATTCATCAATTCTTGTATTCCAAAAAGTTTTCTTTGACTTACGGTTTTGGCGGGGACTTAAACAAACAGTCCGAAGACTATGAGTATCATGATCTTTCCGCCCGTATCTATCCGGAGCTTGAAAAAAAAGGAGAGATACTTCCCGGTTGGGGTACTCTTATTCATCCGGACGAGCTTCGTCGTATTATGTTCTACGGGAACGAACCACTTCTGACTACGAGAGGCTCTCAGTTAGAGGACTTCCAGTTAAAAAATTGGTGCGACCAAACCGTTCGCGCATTCGCTTCTGAAATCGATTGGGATATTTACCCTAGACTTTTTCGGTCCCGGCCACTTGTCGGTCAAAGCGGAAGATTTGATTTAGAACCTCGAACCGGAAGGATCGAAGATTATGCGGAGTGGGACGATAGCTATGACTACGACGTTTCTAAAAATTCGAACTTCTTTTTAAAACTAAGAAGAAAGAACCTTTGCTGTCTTCACAAGTGGGTCTTAACTCTTCCCTGGAGCGGGAATACGGTTTTAGATCTTACAAACCGCGCAACGATTCAATACAAAACCGGAATCTTGCGCGCGGTCTATTCTAGGATTCCTTTTGGTAATACCGGCATTTCTCAAATCGGAATTCAAGGCTACAGGGCTTTGGACCAAAATTCCACCAACTTACCCGGTGCCTATCAAGTCGATTACACGACCGGATACGACCACGCAACACGAGTTCCGAGTGAACTTAAAAGTCAAATTCTAAAGTATTTTTCGATATGTCTTTTATCTTCCTACGGAGAAGGAATCATCGGAGGGGTTGCCAATTATTCTACTTCCTTAGGCGTTATTTCGGAATCTATTGGAACTACAATGTCCGCTGAAAACGCATTTTTTGGAGCGCGAATCAAACAATTTACCAACGAACTAAACGAGTGGTGGAAAAAAAGTAAAATCCGTTATACCGGAATTTCTTTTGGAGCTTTGGGCTAATGGATGAGTTTTTTAATTTTAAATTTTTTGAAAATGAATTTCAACACATTGCAGGTTATATTGCGAGTTTTGTAATATTCTTAGGACAGTTTATTTTTTGGTTTTTAAAAAAAATCAAAGATATCCGTTCTTCTAACTCCAAACCTTTGTATACCGTTTCAAGTCCTTATTTTCATTTTTTCGGTGAAATTACTCGTCTTGATATTTTTTTAAAAAATAATTTGAGTGTGGCGGTAAGCGAGGTTTTATTTACGGATTTAGTTTCCCTCTACAAAAAAGCCAAAGATAGAAATCTGGAATCGATTAAAATCGAACTCGCTCATTTTTGTAATATCTCTCAAAGTGCGAGTCTCGCAATTCGTAATTTTGTGGACTACGTTGCGGCGTTTAACGGCATTCGAGTCGTTATTAAATTCCCGGCTAATTCAGACGACGCCGTTAATCTTTTTTTAGACCTAAAAAAACACCGGGCTCATTCGGATTCGGGTAGGATCGAACTGTATCTTAACGATTACTCTCTTTTTTCTGGAAAAAATAGAAATTTTTTCCGATAACCTTTTATTCTTTATTATCCAAGGTATGAAATACGAAACTTTCATACCTCTTCTAATCGAAAAAACTAAGTCTAAGTTCCTTTCCTTAGAAAAAAATAAAGGACCGAAACTTGATTTTGAATCCTCTCTTATCTTAATCGGAGTTCGAGGTATCAGCGTTTGTAATAACGAAGTATCCTTAAACGACAACGACTTTGATTCGTTTAACGACGTGCTTTTTAATATCTATCCCGGTGGTAAATCCTGGGGGAGTAGGGTTGTCACTCTCGATCCGGGAAAGGTTTCTAAAGAAACGCTTTTAAAATACGGCATCAAAAACGGTGAATCCAGAACCGAGGAAGGCGTCTATCTCGTTAAACTTGGGAACCATCGCGGTCACGTTGCAATCGTTCAAGGTTCTCCTTTTTATTTTCGTCGGGACGAAAATGGGGATCATATCTGGAACGAACTGGACCCGATTTATTTTGACTGTGTGGGTTTAAATATTCACGCTCAAGGAACTCTAAAAAATTACGTGGGAGTTTCCTCTCTTGGCTGTACGGTTACTAAAGCGACTTGGAAGGATTCGGAGTGGATAGAGCTTATTTCTGTTTTTAAAGGCGCGGAGCTTAGTGCAAAAAAGAAAAATCCAAACTTCCCGGGTTTTTGTTACGCGGTTCTAAATCAAGACTCTGTGAAAGATATTCTTTTAAGGTAAATCACTTTGCAAAAGAAAATTAAAGCAAAAGAAATCTTAAAACTCCATCCGGATTCGGTAGAAGCAAAAGGTCTGGAAGAAAGATTAGAAAAGTGCGTAGTCGTTGAAAAAAACTTTTTTCGTATCACGAACCAGGCGTTTTTTCTCGGTCTTTTCTTTTTGTTTATCGGACTCTATACCCTAAAATCCTTTCCGGAGGCTAAAATTTCGGAAGGGTTCGGGGGAGTGAGCGTCTGCGGCCTTTTTCTTACCTCCGGAATTATTCTAATGTCTTGGTTTAAAACCGGTGAAATTTTAAAAGCTGTTGGGGATTTTATCTCCAAGGCAAAAGGAGGAAGCGGGTAAACTCAATTAGATTTCTTTCATATTCTAAACATACGTCAAATGTAATCTTTTCTTAATTTTTTTAAAAAGGATTCATATTTTGAACAAACATATTTCTAATCTTAAAATCTATTTTTTTTCTCACAAGTCCTTTGTGATTTCTTTGGTGTTCATTCTTCTTTTACTCGTTACGTTTATCAAAGTAAACAACATTCAGATTCGTTTGTCCGATACCGACAGCGTTACTTCTGAAAATATAGCTCCCGTTGACTACTCCATTGACAGAAGCCGTTTTCTTTGTTACGCAAAAAAAACTCCTGTAGACGTTCAAAAAACTTGCGACGGTGCGTTTCCTAAAAACAAAGAGAAAGTAAAATGATGAAGCGTTTCGTTTTTCTTTTTTGTTTTTTTCTTACCTTTAACTGCGCTTCTATTCAAAATTCGACTCCTAACTCCTTGCCTTCAAGGTCTTCGGGTTGTTCCGAGTATGTCGGCTCTTCTTGGTTTTTGTGTTTGGAAAAACTTCATGCAAAGTGGGAAAAAATCGAATCTTCCAATGCTTCGATTACAATCCTTTCGGAGGCAAGGGAAGGGGAGTATATTCGTCGTAAAAAAAGAATCTGTTGGTCTCCGTTTTTTTGTCGGGATCTAGAGGAAAGAGTTTATTCCCCGTCCTTTTTTCAATCCCTAAAGAAGACTTTGTCTACGGTCCTAATTTCTGTGTGTATAGGTCTTTTGATCGGTATTTCTCTTTAATGTCTTATACACAACATTTGAATACGAAACTTTTTTACGACGATTGCTTTAACGTTCTTCCAAAGATTCCAGACAAATCGGTTGATCTGATTTTGTCGGATCTTCCGTATGGTACGACCGATTGTTTCTGGGATAAAATTCTTCCTTTAGATCTACTTTGGAAAGAATACGAAAGAATCATCAAAGACAACGGAGCTATTATTTTAACGTCTTGTCAGCCCTTGACGACTAGACTCATTTGCAGCAATCAAAAACTCTTTCGTTACGAACTCGTTTGGTACAAATCAAAACCCTCCGGTTTTTTAAACGCTAAAAAAATGCCAAACAAGTCGCACGAAAACATTTTAATTTTTTACAAAAGGCTTCCAACATACAACCCTCAAAAATTTAGGATTGATCCTAAATTTCAAAAAAAGGGAAAATCTTCTAAGGCAGGAATCAACGTTTTCAAAGTAAGTGGTCCGAAATCGGAGAATTATCAGTACTTAGATGAGGGTTTAAGGTATCCGGATTCCGTTCTTTGTTTTCCAAGTGAGTTCGCAAAAGGGATGCACCCGACTCAAAAGCCGGTTTCTCTTATGAAATTTCTAGTTCAATCCTACTCGAACGTCGGTGATTTGGTTCTTGATAACTGCATGGGGGCGGGAACGACCGGCGTTGCGTGTGTTGAGTCCGATCGCAATTTTATCGGCATCGAAAAAGAGAAAATTTATTTTGATCTTGCTAAAACTAGAATCTCGAACGCGAAGAAATTGAAATCGCAAAATCTATTCGTTTCTTAAGATTTAATAATGAAACGTCAGGTTAATCTTTCATGACCAATTTCCAAATCTTTGAACTGATCCTTATGTATACCGCGTTCTGGAGTCTTGTAGTCTGGGGACTTTGTGGGTTAGTTTTCGGGATTATCGCTTTATGTTTTTGGAGAGATTGATTTTTTGTTTTACTTGATCCAAGATTAAAGTCTGCTTTGTTTTTATCCGATTTTAATTGAATCGTTACTAGGCAAGTATTAAAGAGATTTAAACCTCCTCCCAAAGAACTTAGATTACATTATATTCCTGTAAAGGACACGGCCCTCCAAAGTGACTTACGTTCGAAGGACCGTGTTTATTTAGTTGTAGTTACTTACCCGCAATAATGCGGGTAAGTGTATAGTTAATTATAATATTCAAGATTGTTGTCGAGTATTTTTTGAATGTTATCTACCGAAATCCAATCGTATTTTCATCGGCATCGATCAAAATAATATCTATTTTGATCTTATTAAAACTAGAATCTCGAATACGAAGAAATTAAAATCGCAAGGTATCTTTGCCTGAGCGGATTTTAAAATGAAACGCTAGTTTAAACTTTCATGACCCATTTCCAGATCTTTCAATTGATTCTTTTGTACACCGCACTCTGGGGATTTTGTAGGTTAGCTTTCGGGGTTATCGCTTTTTTATTTTAAAAAAGTAGATTAGTATATTATTTTTTCGTTGTAGTAACTTTATCCTTATTCATTTTTGTACTCGGTTCAATGAATACTGAGATAAATGAAACTGTCGAGAAGTCCCTCTGGGATCAAATGAAGTCCTCCTTAAACGAACGAGTTGGAAGCCCATTTTACTTCTCTTTCACGATTTCCTTTTTAATGTGGAATTGGGATATCTTTTATATTCTGTTCTTTGAAAGTTATAGCTATGAAAAGTTTCGAATTTCACTTACTGATTATGATTTCACAATTTGGAAAGCTACCGGGACCGCATCGATTTATACTCTTATTTATACAATACCCAATTTGATTTCTGATAACGTTTCTTTTCGGTTCAAAATTTTTAATGAGAACAATAAAAATAAATATCAAGAAAAGAATCTATTTCTTGATTCGGTAACCGGTGACAAAATTAAACATTCATATCAAGATTCAATATCGAAGTTAAATAAAAAAATCGAACATTTGAACTCTGAATTAGATAAAATTCACGATTATTATCATAACTATATGACTTCATACTTTTTAAAGGACAACAATTTAACGGATGCAAAATTATCTCTAGAAATGTGTTGGAAAAATCAGTCTTATTCCTTAAACGATATAGGAAAATCAGTTGGCTTATTTAATATTAGTTCCAATGGAAAAGAATTAATACTAACCAATTCTCCAAATTTCAATACCAGTGGCGGACTTCATGAAAAAGGAATTATTCTCGCAGTATATGAGAAAGAAGTCCTAATTGCAAAAAAAGGTACTATACCGTTGGAATTTTTTAAGAATTCAATTTCTAATTACGAAGAATTATTAAACCAAGTTCAAAATACGACTTTCGGCATTGAAATTTATTTAAGAAATGATCCAGGAATGATGACTGCACATTTTAATATGTCTACAACTCGAAATGAACTCTCTCGAAAATATAATGGCGACTATACTTTAATTGGAACCGCTTTGAAAATCGGTGTAACTTTAAATTTTCAAGATAAATCAACTGTACCAATGTTGTTCTTTAAAAACTAATGTCTTTACTTGAATCGATTCAACAATTTCAAAATACCGAAATCCAAAACTTAAATCAATGGATTTTAAAAGAAGATTTCTATTTACCAAGTTTTTGGGTTTATTTGACTTCGCGTGTCTTTACTACTCGGACGTATAAAAATGGAACCCAGAATAAATGAGAATTAAATAATGTCTTAATGGATATAGATGCAAGGAAAATAGGAAGAAAAGGACAAGAGAAACTTCGACGTCTTGGAGTCCAACGAGTATTGGAAGGAGAATCGCCAAAAGCAGTATCGGAAAGTTTAAAGTTAGGAAGAAAAACAATCTTTGTATGGTTGAAAAAATACAAGGAAGATGGAGAAAAAGGCCTGATTCCCGGTAAGGCGAAAGGTAAAGCCCCTTTACTGAACGCCAAACAGAAACAAAGATTAAGTAGAATGATTGTCGGTAAAGATCCTCGACAATGGTCATTGAGCTCGGGTTTGTGGACTCGAAAATTGGTATCAGAACTGATTATGAAAGAGTTTGGAATTAAAATCGGTTTAACGGCGGTAGGTAATCTATTACATAGTTTGAATATAACCCCGCAAAAGCCGTTAAAAGTAGCCTACCAAAGAGATCCTCAAGCAGTCAAAGAATGGATGGAAGTAACGTATCCTTTGATCCGCAAAAATGCGAAGAAAACCGGGGCAGAGATCTATTTTACAGATGAAACGGGAATTCGCTCAGATTCTACGGTTGGAAGGACTTGGGGTCGAAAAGGAGATAAGGTCATTTTAAAAGATACTGGAGTTCGTAGTAAAGTAAATGCGATCTCGGCTGTGAATATTTCCGGTGCATTTTGGTATCAAACTTACACTGGAAAGTTTACGGGATCTAAGTTCGTAGAACTGTTAAAAGACTTCATGAAGTATAGAAAAAAGAAAGTCTTTCTCATTTTGGATGGCCACCCCACTCACAAGGCAAAAGAAGTGAAAGAATACTTAAAACTTCTCAATGGTAAATTAGAATTTTATTTTCTTCCTGGATATTCTCCTGACTTAAATCCAGATGAGTTTGTCTGGAATCATTTAAAGACAAATCTTCTACCTAAACGATTCTTGGGTTCCAATGATACTATTTTATATGTTGTTCAAGCATGTCTTCAATCTATTAAAGCTAATGCTAAACTCGTGCGTTCATTCTTTTTGTTTAAATCGGTATCCTATTTATACGACTGAGTAGTAAGTGGGTTAACTACACCTTGTTATAGCCCAATTTTGGGATCTTTTTTATTGACTCTTATTTAGTATTACTAATATTTGAATATATTATATTCTAATTAATATGATCTAAAACGCACTTACCGTAATCCCTGGGTTGAGAAAGAAGACTCTGGCGCCATTAGCCAAATCAGATTTAACGAATGGGATAAGGAAGATTCAAAAACGGATCAGGAGGTCAAGGAATCATGAAAAGCATTTCAGAGAATAAGAAATTAAAAATTAGCGCAAAGGTTCTAAAACTTATCAATACTTATAAGAGAATTTTTAATGAGAACGTATAGTATTTTTTAGGAACAAAAAAATACTATTCTAATCCAGAAAAGAGACAGGAAATCCTTGAAAAGGAACAGATGAAAGATGAATCAAATAGTTAATATATTTGTGACAGACGCAAAACATGAAAAATAAATAGAAAATCTTAATGAAGCAAGAGCAGTGAATACCGGCTCAACTCATAATTCATTAACTATTAATAACAAAGGATAACATATGAAACCACTTATATTCGATTACATGCGAGAGCAAACAAATGTGGAGTTTCCAGAATTAACTTACGACCGGAAGTCAGGATTAAATTTCATTAATGGAACTAAATTTGTAGATTTGTGCAATTCCAAAACTGTGTTGCAAACGAAAACATTTACGCAAAGAGAGTCTGATGATGAGGAGAAGCCTTATACTTCCAGTATTTCAAAGATGTTCTTGGTGACAAAAACAGATACAATAAGGGAAGTAGATGATGATATGAATTTTAATAATTTAACATATTTATTGACCAAAACCGAAGAAAACAAGGAACAGGATGAATAAGGTTCTCATTATAACAAATAAAGAGGACGTTACGGTAGACTTTGTTATCAATAAACTAATTCATCTTAATGCCAATTATTTAAGGTTAAATACTGAGGAACTCGGTTCTGAAATTTTTATAAAAATAGATCCAATAAAAGGGGAAGTTCTTATCAAGGAAAACTCCAAGAAAGAAGCCTTAGATTTATCCACATTTGATACTGTATATTATAGAAGGCCCAAGCTCCCTACAGGGCCGAACTCACTCACAAATGGTGAATTACATTTTTTCTCTCAGGAATTAAATGTTATATTGGAATATATTAATGTATTTTTAGATAACAAATTATGGCTGAACAAAATTTCAAACATACGTAAAGCCGAGAATAAAATTAATCAGTTGTCAGTAGCAAAAAATATTGGCTTTACTATCCCTATCTCCCTAATAACAAACTTGCCGAAAGAAGCTAACGCATTCATTAATTATACTGAAAGATCGATTTTAAAACCACTTAAAGTGGGCCTCATAGAAGAAGAACAATTATCCTCAAAGATTGTTTATACCAATGAAGTAAATCAGTATTTTCGAGATAATATTGATCGTGTCGGGTTGTTGCCTGTTTATCTTCAGGAAAAAATTGAAAAACAATTCGATATTAGAGTAACAATTGTTGGAAATAAGATTTTCGCAGCGCAAATAGATTCGCAGTCCGACGAAACATCAAAAACAGACTGGCGAGCATCAAGAAACATCCTCCCACATCAACGAATACAACTCCCAGCAAAAATCGAAAGATATTGTTTAGAATTAATGAAACATTTTGAATTAAATTTTGCTGCAATTGATTTAGTCTTAGACAAAAATGATAATTACATATTCCTAGAAATAAATCCAAATGGTCAATGGGCTTGGATTGAAAAAATATTGGAATATCCGATAAGCGATTCAATAGCAAGGTTTCTCATCAGCGGCATTGTATGAAAAAATTCTTATCGAAGATAATTAATATTTTCTGGCCTTTTTTAGAAGGAGAGGTTAGCAATTACAATAATTTTCTTAAAATAGAAAACATGAAATCCAAGCTTATTGATGAAAAAGATATTGATAGATGTATAAAAATGTATGAGTTCCAAAGAGATCGAATAAAAACAATTGAATCTAAATCTATAGTATTTATTGGGTTTTTTGGAAGTATCGTGGCCCTATTAGGAATTACATTAAAAGAGATCATACTTAATAAAGATAAAGACTTACTTGAATATGGTCTGATGCTATTAGTTAGTATATTTATAATTTATACTTCTACAGTGATTCGCTATGCAATTAAAGCTTTAGAGAGAAAAGCATATTATAGTATTGACGAAAAAGATATTTTTGAAAGTAGAAATATTGATAAGGCTATAGCAATAATCAATAAAATTAAGCGCAACTATGATGCCATAAATACAAAAGTAGATTCAATGACTTTAGCTCAAGAATTTGCAAAAAGAATATTATATTTATTAATATTCTTGGCTTTGATGAGCGGTACATATAGTATAATGAACTTATTAGAACCTCTAAACTTATTTTATATTTGTTTCGCTCACTATTTAAGCTAGTTTAAGTATGTTTAAATAATTCGACGTTAAACGACTAAATTAAAATTTATCTGAGCCAATTCATTGAGGATCAGACTTTTTCTTACAAATATAGATTCACTCTGCATATAGAAAAACCTCTACCGGCTTCTTAAACAATTTAGAAAGCTGTTTTGCTAAATCTTTTGAAATTGGCCTTTTTCCTAATTCCATAGCAGAAAGATTTTGTCTCGGGATACCGCCCAATTTATCTCCAAGTTCCGAAAGGCTCAATCCTGCTTTTTTTCTATAATATTTCAATTTTGATCCAGGCTGAAGAAACTCCTCATTCTCTTTGAAAAATTCAGTATCCTTCCAAGGAATCGATTCCTCAGACTTATCAATATGAAGTTTTTTACCAAATTCCTTTTTAAGAGCTTTCAGAAAGGTAGAAGAAATTTCACCTTTAATCGTAACTTCAGTACGGGGCGTTTTCACGACTGCCTGCATAATATACCTCGATTAATAATGAATTCTTTTCATTTCTCCAGCATGCGACCCAGCTATAAGATAGATGACAATGATATTCATTTTTACTTAATTTACTATAATTAGGCCACTCGGCTTGAACCGGACCTTCTTTCTCTAATTCTTCCAATAATAAAACTAAATCTTGTCTTGCACTCTTTGGCATTTGGCGAGCTTTCTTTGCCGCTGATTTTGTTAGCTCCACATGGAAGGCCACTATTCAACTGTAATCAAATATGATTACAGAGTCAAACTTTTTACTGCAATACTTCGACCGGATACGAAATGAAATTTAACAACTTGTAAAATAGAACGATAGGGATAGATTGACTCGTTTGTTTTTGATTTAAAAATTTAATCAAATGTTTACTTAACTTCCGATAATGGTAAATATGTCCCATAAATGAACATTTGTTCATTTTTTATAAAAATTAGGAAATAATTTACTTCTTATTTTGTTTTTCTCCTCTTTCCTTTAAAAGTTTATTGATTTTAAATATCTCTTCTTTTTTTCCAACCGATATTAACTTTTCGTGAATCTGGCTGGTATGTCTTTCGTTGGATCTGATTTGTTCATTCATTTTGTCCCACTCATGATTCAGTTTTATTAATGTTCTTTTCAATCGATTTACTTCAGTTTCTTTTTGGGATTTGGTCATTTGAGTGTATCGTTTTCGAAATTCCCTTACTATTTCTTTTAAGGGTTTGTGTGTTGTTTCTTCCTGTTCCTGTTTTTTTTCAGGTTTCGGTTCTTGAGGTTGAAGCTCTTTTCGTAGTTCGGCTACATACCGAGTCGCGGTCCCTAAAGGTATTTTCTCCTTTTCTGAAACCTTTTTAGCTAGGTCTTTGTGTTCTTCTTTCGAGCTCTGAGGAGTTATATTCGGTTTCTCTTCTTTTGGAATACTTTGTTTTTTATCTTCATTTTGTTTGTTTTGGAATAATACGTTTTCCGGCTTTAAATCTTTTTTTAATTTCTCCGATTTTTCAAGGATCAAACCTTCAGAGTGAAGGTTTGATTTTTCTTTTTTTGTATTTTTAAACGACTTTCTGTCTCCACCCCGATTTTCTTTTTCCAATTCCGTTTTGTAAAGCCTACGGATTCTTTGTTTTATTCGTGCTTTTCTTTGTTCTGGTGTCAAGTGTCTTCGAAACAAATTGTCGGATTCCATTATATCGTATTCTTCTTCGTCGGTAAGGGGTTTTAAATAATATCGTGCTGGGATTTTTGCGAACTTTTTTCTTACCTCCTTGTCTTCGTGAGTTTGTAACTCTAATGCGATGTTATATCGATTTTCACCCGTTACAATGATTCCGCCTTTTTTTACGGTAAGTGGGTCTAAAAACCCGTTTGCAATGATATTCTGTTTTAGGTTATTATATTCTTCTTTTGTTAAGGGGTCAAAATCGTTTTTCGGATTCGGTTTTAATCGTTTGGGACTTACAAATTTTACGATCGGATCTAAAGAATCTATTTTTAAAGGTAGTGTAAGAGATATTTTCTTTTTAATCTTTTTCTTAGCTGAAAACCCTTTGTTTGATTTTTTCTTTTTTAATTTATTCTTAGTAGAAGTGGTTTTCTTTTTTGATATAGGGGCTTTTGAAACCTTCTTTTTTATTTTCTTCTTCATTTTAAGTTTATCAGAACGTTTCATTGATGTGTTCATCTAAAAGCAATGCGTTTAACGGCGGCTCTTCTACTTCATCTCCTGTTTTACTTCTTACCCAACTTATTAAATTTGCGATTACGTTGAAATCTCTTTGTTTTAGTTCGTTACTTGGTCCGTATCCCCAAGCAAGGCTATATTCTAGTAGTTCTAAGAAAGTTTGTTTAGAAAGTCCTATTTTTATATTTTATAGATTTTCAATCAGATCAATCGGCGCATCGTCATTTTCCAGGATATTAGGTTGTATTGTCCGTAGATATAGAATCGTTTACGGGATTTTAGTGCGTATATTGTCGCTCACTTTTGTTCAAAACCTTGGCTTAATGTTTTTATTTAAGTTGATTGGTAGTACAAGTCAAATTTTTCACCCGAAGGCAAAACCACTTGTTTCCCTTTTTGAAGTTATGTTAATTTATTTTCTACTACCGAAGCCGGTGGCAAACTCGCAATTTTTTCCAATAACTCAATCACTTCGGATTCTTCATAATAGCGAATCACGCAATCCTCATCCGGATCTACAAAGATACCTTTTGCAAATTCTCCCGTTTGGGTTATCCACAATCCTATTTCGTAATAGTCGAAATTAGGATTGTTTCCTAATTCCTTTTTTGTGTCTTCAGAATATTTTATTAAAGACGCTGTATATCCGTTTATAAATGCCAAGTGAATTCTAATAATCAATTCATCCGAAATATCTTTTATATTCAAAATCTGATCTTTCAGATCTTGCTTGAGATTTTGCAAAAGTAACTCAGTCATATCTCTTAATTTTACTTTTTATATTTTTTAAGATCAAGTAAATTTTCTTACATTAAATATTTAGAATTGAATATCATTTTTCGACGTTATAACGATTTGTGATAATGGTATCACGGATTATTTTATTGATTAAAATCATTTCTTACTTGGTGATATTTTTTAAAAAAGGATTTTTTAGGATGAACTTGAATAATATTTTTACTTGGAATATCTGATTTAACAAATCCCTCTAAATCACTAGTATGAAACTTTTTATTTATGGAGTGTGCATAATTGCTTACAAGAGTTTTCCCAAATCCATATTCTTGAAATATCGTTAATTCTGAAACTTCAATTAATGCCTCAATAACCACAGGCTTTCCAATACTTTTACACAGTTTTGTAATTTTACGATCTTCTTTAAACCAAAAATAAACCGCTTCCCCGCCATAATATTTTAAGAAATCTTCGGAGTCTTCTCCTACAAAGTTGCGATTTAAACAAAACCATAAGGTTCCTTCTCTTCCTTCAGAATTGTTTTCGCGAAAATAATCTAACTTTTCTTTAAAGTAAACAATGTCTTCTTTAGAAATTCTGAGTTCATCTTTTAAATATTGAATAAACTCAGAATGATGTTGACGCATGTTCAGAATTCTTAGACCAGTTTTATGGTAAGGCTTAGTATGAATCTCTTTTGTACAATGGAACCCGACTATTCCATTATTGTTACAATATTTTTCTACATCCTCGAAAATATCGACTATACAACGATCTCGTTTAATGTTTTCGATCCATAAATTATTCATTAATAGATCAATAACTTTCCTTTGATTCAGTTGATCTATTATGTTTTTTGGATACGTTTTTGAATCATCGAGTATTATCATATATAAATTAAAAAAGTTTTTCGCATCGATGTCTACCATATTAGGCTTTTGACTTTGAATCCGCAATCATTTACTGAACTGCTTCTTATGCGAACGTACCAAAGGATGGAGGAGACCGAGCGGAAACCCCGTGGTGTTCAGATACGCTGCGAAGCTCCCTTAGTTATATCACTGAAAATACAACGGAAGAAACTAAATTAAATAACTATTATCAAACTTATCTTTCAGTCGTTGCAATATGACCGGTTGATTACTCAATAAATTAGCAGTAAATATTTTAAGTGGAATCTCGTAATCAGGAAATAAAATTTTATCCGCTAAATACACTGGATAAGGAATCAAATGACCAAGTATTCTTCCTTCAATTTGATAGTTGTTTTCTGTGTCTAAAACTACAACGACCACAGGCGCGTTAAAATTTTTAATAGAAATCGACTTCCTTGCTAACTCATTCGCTCTAAGAGGCAGAGGTTTATCGTTTTCTATTTTTTGAAATAAAAAATTCCCATCATCAGTAAGCTTATATGACAAATAATGGAGGCCGCACCATTCCGAAACCAATTGATAACTCTTCGTGTTAGTTTCCGCTTTAAACAAAGTGTTTCGCAAAACTGAATAGTCTTCCTCCGATATTCCATATAACCTAATCTTTTCAACGATTCCGTCGGCAATATGCTCGTTCCCATTACCAGATTTTCTTTTTGCATACCAAATGTATCTGCAATTATTGCAGAAAAATTGTCTTCTACCTTCAACTAAGTTCTCATTTATCGACCCTAATTCGCAGTTCGGACAAGTCATTTTGACTCCTTTAATGTATGATATATTTAAAGATGATCTCACTAATGACGCCTAACGAAGTAGGTTTGCCGACGTCGCCAACCCGAAGGGGGACCGACACGACATCTTTCTATAAATTCACCTTATTACTATTTTATCAAGTGAAACCGTTGTTAGCCGCCGCTTCTATATATTCCAACCAACGAGTCGCCTCGCAAACTTTTGCATTATACCTTTCTAACTCTTCTTGTTTGATTGCCGTTTCTGATTTCGGTTTTGTTAATAATTTTTCCAATTTTGGAAGAACATCCAAATTCACTTCCCAACATTTCTTATCCGATTCCCAAATCGCATTATAATTTTTTTCAGTCGGGTGGATAATTGCGGATCGTAGGAAAATTTTAATTCGGCGGTTTTTCCTACGATTTTTGTAGTTATCGGCCCTATAGTAATTCCGTCATATTGTTTTGTTAGATTTTCTATTTTGTTTTTAAGTCGATTTTTATCTGCGTCATTTTGTTTTTTAACGGTTTTGGAAAGTTCCGGATTATATTGATTTAAAATTTCATGATATAACGCTTCGTATTCTTCGTTCTCATTGCGTAATCCAGTGATATATTGGTTATATAATCTTGAATAGAGGCTATTCGATTTATTGTTTTCCAACTCAGGATATACTTCGAATATCTTAGAATTAATCCTTTCCTTTGCAATTTTATCAAAATCAGCATTTTCGTTATACAAAACGGCAAATCGACTTAATTTCGGTTTCATTTCTTACTCCGGATATTGCTATTTTAGACGGTAGTATTTAAACATAGTGTTGACTATAGTCAACACTTAATATATGAATACCTATTATTTTTTGTATTTTTATATTCCAATTTACCTCTCTATTTTAGTATATTTCATCGATAATCGAGGATTTAACATTGAGCAACCATCCTTCTAAAAAGATTCATTTCAAATCAATTGCCGAATTGGAAAATACATTGGAAAATCTTTGCCTTTCGTATATCGAGCAAGAATCGAAAATCTTGGGTCAATTCGAACTTTCTAGACGGATTGCAGGGGAAAAATCCTTTAAACGAGAGGATCATGGGGCGCGTTATATTAACGAATCCGTCCATCGTTTCCACAGAGTGAAAAAAACGGGTAAACTTAAAATCGACATTTTACTTGAAATATGCCAAAAAATTTCCAATTTAAAAAAAGGTTAATTTCATTCAATTGTGTTACTTTATTATTTCATAATATTCTTAATAAAGCTTTTTAACGTTACTGAGAAGGGCCCTCCCCCGGTTTTTTGGATACGTATCTTAGGAATTCGAGTAATTTTTCCCCGTTTCCAAATTTTGAATCTTTACTGTCCTGTAACGATTCTTGTGTTTGAGTTTCGAAAGTAACCGTTTCCTATCAGTCACAAACGATATCATTTCCATAAGCGTTTTTGACGAATTTGATGTTCCTTGTCAATAAGAAGGATAATGAGATTTGATTTTTAGCTACAGATCGATCCGAATAATCAAATATAAGAACCGCTCTTTTCTTTAAGTCAGCCGGTAAACTCGATTACAAATTCCACTTTCAAGTGAATTGTATTTCTTCTTTTAAAGATTTACCGGAATTGGAGACAACCATCTGAGTAAGAGTTCCTTGGATCTTTTTCCTCCTATCCAAAAATGATGCCAGTGTGCTCTTCGGATATGTGGACTTTTCATATTGGATTGAATTTCTGTCTGTTTTTTTGTTTCTCTGTAATCCCTTAGCTTTTTACCGATTTCTTTCCCCACGTCCCAAACTGTAACTTGCGCCGCTTGATTGAGTTCTATATTACTTTTTTCTTTCGCTCTTTGTTTGTAAGTCGTGTGGGAGTAAGTTCCCGTGATCTCTGCATTTTCCGAACAGATATACAGGATTAGAGTGATGAATTTTTCTAATTCCAGGGTTTGAGTCTTTATACTCTCTTTGATCCGTTCGAATCCCGCAAATCCCAATTTTTGTTCTACTTTTTTTGTGTTCGTTTTGAGTAATTCTAAAATCGATTCTTCTACGGTATAGTCTCCGAGTTTTAAGATTAACGGAAATGGTGGTTGATTATCGTAATCCGGTAATATTCGCAACTCCTCTTCTCCGTCTGTAGATTCTAAGAATACAAAAAATCCGTTACAATCCTCTATGATGCCTTCCGGTATTTCCACGTAAATCGACCAGAGAGGTATTTTTTTTAATATCTCCGTTGGGATTTTTTCAGGCAAAGCGGAAGAGACTAACTCTTTTGCAAGTTCTTTTGAAAACTTGTATACCCCTTTCGAAAAACTCCAAGGGGCTAGTGCTGCGAGTTGATTCACGAGTAGTAGTTTAAATACCAATTGGGAATCTGATTGTTCAGGCATTCCCTCAAATACATTCGGGAAATACGTCGCCATCGGCGCAAATACGTAACTCGGCCATTCGGGGAGTTTTTTCCCCTTTTCTTCCAGTGCGTATTTGGCTACCGTTTTCCAGTTTGGAAATTGTCCTAAAACTTTTTCACAGATTAATTCCGGTTTTGATTGTATTTGTTTTTCGGTTTTTTCTTCTGGAGGTGATCATAGTTTATGTTTTAAACCTTTTTTGTATGTTCGATCTTTATTATATTCTGTTTTTAGAATTCTTCTTTTTCTAATTTTTTAGTTAAATCGGTTCTTTTCTCGGTTCCCTGTAGTGTTTTTTTGACATCATTGTTGCTATTTTTACTTAAAATAAATTTGACTCTCTCGTAGGGTTTTGTATTTAAGTTCCGTGCATATTTTAGAAGTCGGTAAACTTTATCACCCGAATAAAACGAAGTGGCAGGAGGGAGCCTTTTATCAATGCGCGGGTGGTGAACACAGGCTTGAATTATTTTTCAATTCCCCTTCTCCTAAAGAAATCAAATCGGTGAAAAGCGGTACAGCGAGTTTTGGTTTTTTGGTTCAAGACGAGCTAATTTGTTTTTTATTTCGTTTTTACCCTGATTTTGATTGGTTCGATTCACCTAGTTTTACCTGAAAAAAATAGAGTTCCTCCTTTAAAAAGGAATTTGGATTCGGATATGCCCGTTTTGACTACGCTTCTTATTGATGCGTCTACCGGTATTTTGAAAGTTATCCGAGCCACTTCTCTTAATTTAGATTTTGCTAATCGTTTAGAATCTGAAATTCTAAATCAGTTAAACCGTCCTTTTGATTCAAACGTTTTTGATAAAAAGTTTGCCTTACTTTATGACTTGTATCCGACCACTCAGTCGATGCTAAAAGATGCGATTTTGTCTTAGGAGTAATTGTATTCGGTTTTTTGTTTTTAATAGTAAGTTAGGGTTTTTTGATTCTATTTAGTTTTTCATTGAATAGCCCGATATCTTTTTTAAAGAACTTTTAGTTACCACTTTAGTTGTTTCTTAGTACCCTTTAACCAGTTCAAATTCATTTCCTAAACACCCCGCTTTGCGAGGCTCTTTTTTATTCTAAAATAGAATATATTTTTAATTATCTGGTTTATAATAGATTCAAAAGAATTGTTCCGGGCTTGCTTTTATCTTCTTCCCGCTAGTTTTAATCGATAATCCTCGTAATCGTCAAAGAAACATAGCGCACACCACTGAAAAAATACCATTGGGAGATTTTAATAAATAGTTGAAAATTTGATATTAAAGAGACATAATTAACATTATGTCTATCGCAATTCAAAAGTCAAATTTCGTTAAGAATTTACATGTGATTCGGTTAGTCGGGTTGGAAAACCCTCAAGAACTTCAAAATGTTAAAAAATTTGCTAGTAATGTTTTTCTACAAAGCGGTTACACTAAATCATTATATACGACAGTCGATATGGACCCTTGGTCTACTTGGTTCTATGTGCGGGAAGGGTCGGAAATCTTGGCCGCCATGCGTATTGTAGAAAAAAAACCGATGAATTTAATCCCTTTGGAACTCGGTATCATTAAAGAAAGCGATCCAATACAAAGATATGCAGTGATTGGGGAAAATATTGCAGATTGGAATTCGGTCAGTTTTTTGCTCTCTAAAAAAGGTGCACGCGCCGCTTTGTCTACGTTTCATGCTGCCGCCAATTTTTGTCTGGAAAAAAATTTCGATATGATTTACGGGTTTTACCACAAAAAAGTAAATCCGATCGTAAAACTCTATACTTCGATTGGAGCCATTCCTTCTGAAAAGTATCCAAAAGAGGTTTATTTTCCGGAATGTTATTACCGGGAAGAGTTAGTTTACCTGACTCCGATTGAAATTAACAAAGTGGCTTTACAAAAAATTAGAACAAAATTATGGTGATCCCGATTCGTTCGTGGCACCTATGTCAATTTTATTTAACATTTTTACATCCTCTCTGATTTTTTTATTAGGATTTTATATCAAAAAAAAACGAGATCCGCTTATATCCGTTAGGATAACCTTCTTCTATCTGACTCTTTCTGTTGGGCTCTGGACTTTATTTTCAGGCTGTAGACAATATATACCTTACAGTATTCGTCTCTACGCTCCGAACCTAATTTTAATTTCTGTAATATTCGTTCCCTTTTTGTTAAACAGAATCGTGAGCAAACTTGTGGATGAAAATTACAATGCTTCCAGATTTAGAAAATTCATCGAAACTTGCCTTATTGCTTATTTAATCATTTCAGGACTTAGTTTTAATTTGATAAAAATAACAAATATTCAAACTCTTGCACACGAACCCCTATTTGCATATCACGTATTGATTCTTTATTCTATTCTTTGGATTCTGGAAAGCATTTTCAAACTTGCAAAATGTTTAAAAAATTCCGATGGGATGGTCCGCGTTAGGCTTTCCTTGATGCTTTTCGGAATAACCGTTGCATTACCAATTTCAATCACTTTAGTCTGGATTCTACCTTTCTTCGGATTGTACCTTGGATCTTATATATCAATCGGTACCTTTATCTGCATTTTAAGCTGGGCTGTAGCCATCCTTCACTACGACGCTTTCCAAACTAGAAACAAGGTATTATCCGGAGATAAAGTTCCCTTCATGGATAGAATCACACTCAATCCCATACTGAAATTATACTCTATTCTAGACCCCGAAGAATTTGAGATGCGAAGACTTGATTCTAACTCGATTCTAGCAATAGAAGTTATAAACACAGCTTTCGAATGGATCTTTAGAGCCGACATACCATTTAGAGCAACCGCTCGAAAAGTCGCAATTAAGTATGATAAATACTTAAAGTAATCTATTTATTCTTTTTTTATTATCACAAATAATGTATGAAATCGATCGATTAAACCCATAATAAATTTCTGCTTGTCTTGGGGCAGCTTCACAAACTTTTCCAATTCTTGCATCAAACCGGGAATTTTTAAAATAATTCGAAGATTTAAAATTTCGTAATCCGTATATCTTTTACCACTGTCGGATTCCTCCAACCAAAACTCGCCTTCGCCTTCCATAATCCAAATTGCAGAGATGTTTGTTTTAAACTGGAACAGCTCGGCATACGTCCATGTGAACTCTGTATCTCCGTTTAATAACCTGGAAGCGTTGGACGGATGAATCCTCAAAAGCTTCCCCAAACCTTTCCGATTGATTTGTAAAGTATCGCATGCGATTTGCAGTCTTTCGAATGTTTCCATATTTTTATGTTGCATTTCGCATTTTTTAATTGACATTAGTGCGAATTGCACTAATAACTACGTGCGTATTGCACGATTCGTTCTCAATGTCAGTACCAAATTGAGAAAGATCTGTGCAATACGCATAATAGCAAGCTGAATAAATCTCGTTTTCTGTGATTGAAATCATTGATAACGACTCAAATAAATTCCGTTTTATGCGATTTCCTAATAATTATTCGGACAACTAAAATGATCGAGCACCGAAAGAATGCCACTCATAAAAAATTTGAATCTTCGTTCTCAAAGTGGAGCCGCCGTTTCTTTAAACACTTTTTATCTTCCCCTTGGTTCTCTAATAACAAGAACCAAAGTTCTTTTGATGATATCATTTTCCCCGCCCTACTCTTCTTTTCAGGAGCTTCAATGGTTCTTTGGGAAGAAGCCGTAAATGAAAAAGATCCGAGTAATAAATTAAGACTGATTGCTCTAATCTACGGGCTTCAAATTTTCTCCTTTTTATTACTCAGGCCGATCCTCAGATCGATTTTAAGGATCGGCCTGTCTTTTTCTTTTCTGAAATACATTCTATTCGCGGTTTTTACGAGTATTACATTTCTAATCTCATTTGAAGAATTTTGGTCCTTAACTTTTTTCGGTGGAATTCTAACGTTTGCCGTAGCTCTTTTTCTATCAGCCGAATCGTCTTTCGTTATCTTTAAACAGAAGTTAGGATTTCGTCCTCACTTTTTTTCGTTGATTCCTCTATCTTTAGGTTTCATCTTTTTTGGTAACGTTCTCGCAAATCTATTTCTTAATGGAAATTTAAACTACCTTTCCTATTTAGTTTACGACATTATTCTAATTTTTATTTTCAAAAAGTATCGCAGAACTCAAGATTTAAAACCTGATAAATCTCCCGATGATCTTCAAATCAATCCATTAGCGGATATAATTTCAAAACAATCTGCACCGCGAGACACCCTCTTTTTACGAGATCGTGATTTAGCTAACTTGGAATCTCGATTAGAATCTTTTATTAAAGAAAAACTTTTTTTGAAACCAAATCTCAGTCAAGGTGATCTGGCCGATTACCTTGGTCTCTCCAGATACGAAACTTCCAGATATCTGAATTTATACAAGAGGGTCAGCTTTTACGATTTAATCAATAAGCTTCGTATCCAAGAAGCGCAGAAACTCATTGCAGAAAATATTTCTAATCTAACTCAAATTGCCTCTCTTACCGGTTTTGGTTCCTATGCTACTTTTTTTAAGGCGTATTTGAAGTTTGCGGGTTCGATACCGAAAAATGCGTTAGATGAAAGGAAACGCGACCGCTTTGAAAGTTAGAGATTCTTTTAAGTTTAGAATAAACTAATAAATTGCTATGATTCCGATTTTCTATTTCAACAAATCATTTTCGATGAATGGGGATATACACTATGATTTCATACAAAGAATTAAAACACAATATAACGCCCGTAAGTTTTAACGAAATCGACTTCGATATTTTGGAACAACACCTGAATATTAGAATCGATGATTTTACGAGGGAATGTGTACGTAAAAGTGACCACCTAAGGAAAATTTTAGCGATGAGACCCGCAATTTTTAACAAAGCTACCGATTTTACGTCTCTTGAATATTATAAGGAGTGAGTGCGATAATAATCAGGACAATTCGCGTTAGATTTTATTTTTTCATTGTATCTGAATTTTTATATCATTCGGTGCTGTTGTCGTTGACTCCGAAAAATACTGAACGAGTATCACGAGCGGCCCGCTCGCTGTCGAAGAACTCCAGGATACTTGATTTGCCGAAAGCGTATTTTGCTGAAAATTCAATGTTTTATACGTAGTAGGAAAACAGGCGTCTGTGCCGGTTACAATTAGAGTTTGTAAATTTCCTAAGTTTGTTGTATTCGAAGTAAATACAATTTGTTGGTTTTGTGTATAGGAATCGATTTTTATTACCGCAAGTGAATTCGTCGTTTTAAAATTAAATGGTAAATTTCTAAGTGTGCCGTCCGCCGTTGTCGGATTCTTACACACTGGGGTTGATTCTATGGATAACGTGATATCCGTTGGAGCTGTATTACTCGTAGCGAAGGAAGTGGCGAGAGCCATCAATCCTCCCGACAGCGGATAGGTATAGACTGTCGTTTTGTTTACTCTCGCTGAAAAGTAAGAAAAGGAAGTTATATTTTTACTATAATCTTGTGGGACGTCGCACGGACTATTTGCGTTATAAAAAAGCATCGTATATTGTACCGGCATTGATTCAGTCATATTCATCTGGATCCTCCTTCCGAATTCGAAATTATTTAGATAACCTAAGCTTCCTTGGTATTGTGTAACCACCCTTTTATACGGGGTAAACTTCAAGGGTATGCTTTCCCCACTCAGTTGAGGTGTTTCACAATTCGCCGCCAATTGGGTCGTTACAAGTAGAGCTAATAAACTTTCGTTTGAGTTTTCTGATTGTTTACAGTTTAGAATTTGTATAGTTATCCCTAATATTAATAGATTCATTACGATTTTTTTATATTGTTTCATTTTCCGGTTCATTCCTTTTTTAGATTTTATTTTTCTAAATCTTCTGTATGGTGTTTTCTAGTTAGCCGTTTTTTTGTCTGGATTTGCCGGACAAACCTTTTGTGCTTTCGTAGGTAAGATGCAGCCTAACACATTCAAATTAGAAACTTAAATTCGATTCGATTTTATATATACCGGAATTCCACATTTTTCTTTATAATCGATTAAACAATAATCGCGACATTTTCCTTGGCGGAAATCTCTTCTATTTGGGTAATGCCTTAAACATTCAGATAAGCATTCATCTAATTTTTTATTACATCCTTTCAATTTTTCCACATTTTCCACGTCTACATTTCTTTCTGGATACACCTTCTCTTGAGTATTCTTTCCAGATAAAGAACTATATGTTAGGATTGTAGAATATACAAATATAAGGAGAACCCTATTAAATAGAACATTCGAGTGCATAAACCGGCCAACACACATCATCATAATCTTGTAGTTTTGGAAGTGGACTTACGGCCATTCTGCGCTCTACGCACTCAATAAAACTTTTTCTTTGAGAATAATCATCGCCTCTCCCATTAGTTTTCTGATGAATATCGTTTTCAACATTGCACGACGTTAATACCAAATTTATCAATAAAGGTAGTGAAATATATGTTTTCATTCCTTTGGTTTATACTCGTTGCGGTCTTATGGAGTCGCTTTTTCCTCTCTCTGGTTTTCCGGACAATCCTTTTCAGGTTTCACAGAAAAGCTGCACTGGACTACTCAAGAGAAACCCAATTGTGAAAATTTTACACGTCAATTAAAAATTCCCGAGTCTATACCTTTATAAGCAATCTGAAGAATCACTTCATCTACAAAATCAGTTCTACTAAGATCATGATAAGACTTTTTATATAGTATGTTACCTATAGCCGCCTGTTGAATCGGCAATAAAAAAGTTATTTTTTTATCCTTTTTAAAATTAATCATTTCCACATCCAAAACAAAACTATGTGTGTAGTAAACGGGAATGATTCCTAATGTAATTGAACTTAACATCAAGCTAAACATTGAACTTGTAACACGGCGGGGAGATACTTTTATATTTATCTGAACATCGGAATTTTCTACTAAATATCCAACATCATTAAATATATTCAATTTTCTGAAAGAAGGGACAAACATTGAAATAAATTTATAATGCTCAATGTTCAGATTTATCGAATGAGGCTTATCAAAATCAAGCTCAATATCAACTTTAAGTCTTTTACTTTTAAAATCAAAAGACTTCTTTTCGCTAGATGCGATGGGCTCTATTTGATGCCAATGACAATTTGTTAAAATTAAAATAATAATTAAATAATAGCATTTCATCTTATTTCTCCGATTTCATTTAAAATCTTAGCAGATAAATCAGAGCGTAAAATAGAAAATATATTAGTTTTTTTTGGTATATTTAATTCAAATATTGAAAATACCTCCTGTCTTACATATGAAAATTGTTTAAGACCATTGTGATCATTAGTAATTTGATTTGTACGTATGCTGGCTTTAATGTCATATTCGATTTGTAAGGAATTTTTAAAAATTAAATCAAAAATAAAAATCGACAATAGGTTCAAAATGTAAAACCGATAGCTTTCCTTAATTCGAAATCGATAAAAATCTATTTCAATAGTGTTTGAACTTTTTGCAATAGCGTCGATTTTCGAATTGTTACATCTCGTTTTAATAATATGATTTATTGATTTCCATGTTTCATAAGCTAACAATTCACGCTCAGGTTGCTCATACAAATCATCACTAAATTTCACTTTGACCAACGAATCCTTTATCCACCTTGAGTCACAATGCACGCCTTTTAATTCTTGATCCAAAATGGGACCTTTTAACGTATAAGCACCCATACAGCTTAGCATTAAGAATATGATTAGAATCATTATAATATTTATCTTCATATACAATCATTCCCCTTGCGGTGCAGCAAAACAGCCTTTCGAACCTACGGAAATAGAGCCATCCCACTGACTTTTGTTATTCACCCCTGAAGCACTTTCTCCGCCGCAAGTGTATAGAAAATTTTTCCAGTTTATAACTCCATTTTTTGCAAGAGTGTCATTTGCACTTCCTCCTCCCAAAGCCATTACGCTCCCTACAATCACCGCTGCCACAGCACCAGCCTCTGGAAAAGCAGCGACAGCAAGGCCGCCACTCGCAATGCTAATCACTACAATTCCCGCATAGGTTATGCCTAACGCTACTTTCCTCATTTCTTTATTTTTTCTTTCTTGCTTTCCTGCTTTTATTCCTTTGAAATAAGCATCGACCATCGATACCAAATCCCCTTCTGTCTGATAATAAGCAAATGCCTCGTGTACTCAACTTCTTGTCTAAGCCATTCGAATTAAAATCCTTCCCCATTGCATGACCAACGATCCGGTTCACCATGTGCATAAGACCGGCACCGCTAACATGACCGCTCGGATCGCGATAACTTACTGGATTCCCGTCCACATACATATAACGGTTCATACCGTTCACGTTAGTCGGCATTACAACAGAATCCGCTTATCTTGTAGTATACGCTCTAAATACGTGGTTTCTGGATGAACGGTAATACATATAACATCCATCCATACTCAAAATCTTATCAATACATCGGTCTCTACAATTTTCCCTATTTGAGTTCTCTAAATATGAATAGGGATTTTTCTCGTTGCATCCTTTCAGACACAGATCCATTTTCATCGCACATTCTTTTAGATAATTAGTTTCAAGTTCCTGACTCCCACTTATTGATAATTTCTTATATTTATCTCTAACAATCAACACATCTTGCGAATCAGAAAAGCAAGTTATATGGATAAATAAAACTATTATTAAATTAGTCCTCATTCTAATATACTAATTATCTTATCCTTAAAACTACGACTAACTCAATATTAACGTTTCGGATTTATAGGAATTACACTATCTTCATCCGGACAGCTCAATTCTTTACGCACATAGCTTGAGCAGCTTGTATACAATAAATCATAATCTCCTATGTCTTCAGATGAAACGGTTTTCAAAAATTGGAATCTAAACATACATTCCTTAAATCTATCTGAAGCATGAGAATAACAACTCTGCTTATCAGTCATACAGCTACCCCCTACTACGATAAGTAACGTGGAGGTTGAAATATAAAAATATTTTTTTATCTTAATCCGATATTCCACAGACATGTCCTTCTTTAATATTATAATAAGCGCAAACAAGTGCCAACTTTCCTTTACTGTCATCCTCCGGGGTCGGCCTTATCTTCCAATCCCACCAACCAAGCCCAAATATTTCAGTCGGTCCTCTATCATATTGATCCTCTTCTCTGTTATAGACTTCAGCAGAAATTCTTCTTAATAACTCACAGAAATCTTTACCGTTTGATTGAATACAATCCGCAGAACTTGCGTATGCCATGGTGAACGACCACGCTAACCCTTTAGATGTTCTGCCGTATTGACCCTGTCCGTGATTTATCCATCTATTAAACTTATTAATCCCGAATACCTTCTTACCATCAAAGAACAACCTACCTTTCGGAATAAACGTCGCGTTATGCACAAATCGATTCACACCTTTCGAAATTCCGCTCGTGCTCAATCTCTTGTCGAGACCATTCGAATTAAAATCCTTCCCCATTGCATGACCAACGATCCGGTTCACCATGTGCATAAGACCGGCACCGCTAACATGACCGCTCGGATCGCGATAACTTACTGGATTCCCGTCCACATACATGTAACGATTCATACCGTTCACGTTAGTCGGCATTACAACAGAATCCGCCTGTAAGAATCTACCAAGAATCGGTTCGTAATAACGAGATTTGTAATAGTAAAGACCCGTGTCCTTGTCTTCGATTTGTCCCGTAAACTTGTAACGGAATATATCAGGACCATAGGAGTCGTTTCGATTGATCGATCCGTAAGGTTCGTAAGAAACATAGCTAACTCCTGGTTCCGGACCCGATGCAGGGTTCCCCGCTCCGTCCGTAATCATTTGAATCGATCCCAAATGATCCGGATGAAAAAAATACATTCCGGTTACCGGCATTCCTCCGACAGATCCGCCGCCGGTCATCCCTACTCCCGGATTTTGGATATTCGGCGTTCCCGGTGCTACGTTTGCGCCCATTGCCAAGATCCAAGGGGGATCACCTTCTTTGCCACCGGTTCCCGGCAACACTCCACAACCCGGTAAGGATGTTACGACAAACATTGCAAGGACCAGCGCAGGAGTTCCGACGCCGCGCCAACTCAGTCTTTGCAGTAATTCGTTCCCTCGGAGAAAATAAGGATACGATAAATAACAAACTCCTAATAAAAGCAAGAAATAAAACGCGCTGTAATACTGGGTCGGAACTCCGGCCTGAAAGTATTTAGAATATCCGAATATTCCAATAAACTCGGATTTCAACCGGTTTTTCCAGTATTTACCGCAATCCCCTACTATGTCCTTGCAAAACAAATTCACGGGAGTTCCCACAAACGATCCGATAGAATTTTCACTTGACTCTGGACTTGAACTTGCATCCGCGATCTGCAATGCCGCATCATCTCTCGTCCACTGAGCGACCAAATCACCCTGCAATCCTCTCACATACAAAGTATGTCTCTCCGCTACTCCAGGAGTTCTTACGATTTCGTAATTTTCCCCCAAAGTATAGGTTGAAATCAGAGATATATCCGATACCGACTTAACTCGGTTTCCTTGAAAGTCGTAAGTATTGCTGATCGAGCTGCTCGTTGCATACGGGGTCAATTCGATTAGTTTTCCATAGCTATCGTAACGAAGTGTATCCCCGTTTCTCGAAACCATGTTTCCGCTCGCGTCATATCCGTAGCTTAACGTTCCCGTATTTGTACTTGTGGCCGTTGTCACCGCATTGGCGTGACTTCCGTCTGTATATCCTAACGTGTAGGCGCCTTTTTGAATGAGATTTCCGTTGGCTGAAAAGCCAAAATTCTGAGTTCCGTATTTCCCACTTGCCTGAGTCACCCTTCCTAAATTGTCCAACGTAAAGTCCTGGGTTCTCGTCGGGTTCAATTTGTCTTCAATTCTTGTAATATTCCCTTTGGAATCATACGTTAATTCAGTGTTGCCGATCACACTTCCGTCCGGTTTTTTAGAAACCACGCTCAAAGGTTTTTTGTCCAGCGGCTCAAACCCGATTTCCATCGTCACACCGTTTCCGGTTACGCGTCTCACAGACGGAACTCCGTTTGCATCTAAATACGGCCCTTGATAGCTGACTACAGTGTGTCCGGTGCTTGTGCCGTCCGCCGAATCCATCGTAATGCTCGACAACGTTCCGTTAGGCGAATAGAAATTGTGCAGTTTCGTTCCGTCCGGAAGTGTTTCCGTAATCGGCCTTCCGAGTGAGTCGTAGTCCCTTTTGAAAATCGCCGTTATATCATCCACATACTTCGTCTTTTGGATCGTCTCCCCTCTTCGGTTGTAGAAAAACTTTGTAATTCCCGCTCCGTCCGTTATTTGCGTTACGCGCCCTTTAGAATATGGAACATTTCCATCATCGTACGCGTATTGCACGGGGGCTTCGGGACCATTTGTCGTCTGAGTCAGCGGCCTACCGAGTATGTCGTAGCTAAAACTAATCGTCTTACCACGAGCGTCGGTTTGAGAAGACAACCGCCCCAAGGAGTTGTAAGAATAATTGATTGTTCTCGAATTCGGATCTTGTGTAGAAACCCTTCTTCCTAAAGAATTGTATGTAAATGTGGTCGTAAGACCGCCCACGTCCGTCACCGTATTCACTCCGCCAAACGGAGAATAGGTGTAGGAAATCGTTCTTCCGTTTTCGCTTTTACTCATCGTTTGTCCGAGTTCGTTTTTAGTAACGACTTCCGTTTTGGTTTGTCCGTCCGGATAGGTGCTTGTTTTTGTTTCGGTAAATGCCGTTCTCGTTACGTTAGTCGTAATTACTCCGCCGCCGGGACTCGGTTCCGTAATCGATGTCAGTTCTCCGTCGGGATCATTGTATTGAAAATTCGTGTATTGAGGCGCGATACTGGTATAGTATTCGTTGGATTTGCGTATCAGTTGGCCTTTTGTATAGTCATAAAGACTTTCCTCGATCGAGTTCACTCCTGCAAATGCAGTGTTACTTTCGCTTCGAATCGTATTGCCCAAGGGATCGGTAAATATTCTAGTCGTACTCGTATTCCCGCTTACGTTCTCCCGAATCGTTTTTGTAACAAATTCGTTGTTATTCAAATTCGCTAAATCATACTCTCCTGTGTTTGTATATGCGTACGTTTCGTTCGGACTCCCCTCCCCCGGATACGTTACACTCGTCTTCCTTCCATACGCGTCATAGCCGGTTAAAGTCACGGCCCCATTTGCATCGGTTAAAGAAGTTTCAAGTCCAGTCGCAAGATCATACGCGGTGGTCGTTACGTGTCCGAGGGCGTTCGTTTTTGTGACCGGGAAAAGATTCAAAACCGCGTCATACGAAATCGCGGATACCGCTCCATTTGGTTCCGTAATCGAAATCACATTCCCGAAAGAATCATACCCAAACGTAGTCGTTAAAGGAGAAGCACTCGACGGAAATTCCGTCTGAGAAGTGAGATTGTCTCCCGTATATCCGAGTTGTGTGTCCGCCACCCAAGTCCCGTCTACGTTCTTTCTCTTACGCAAAACCCTTCCCATTCTCCAAGTTGTTGTATCATGCGCGTATTGAGAAGTATTTGTAATTGCATGGGAACCCAAACTCTCTATTTCACTCGTGACAAATCCATAAGCGTCGTAAGAATAAGACTTTGTCGAAGTCGCAATTAAATTTCCGTTACTGTAATCATTCGTAGTCACGACTCCCGGAACTGCAATTTCTGTCCCGAAAGGATTTGGGAAACTAAAGCCTGAATGGGTAGTAGTTCCGGTTAAGTTTCCGGACGCGTTGTAACTTCTCGTAGTCCCCGGAGTTCCCGCCAAACGAATGTCGTTTTGAAAAAAATCCGTGATGGAATAAAATCCGGTGTTTACGTCCGTTTCTCGCACGGAAGCAAATCCTAAACTTCTCGAAACAGTACGAATTCCTAAACACTGTCTTGCGTTTGTGTATTGATACGCCGTAGTTTTAGAAATCCCCGCGCTTAACCCTTGAGTGGTTTGAACCGCAAGATATCCCGGAGACAAGTTAGGCATGTCCGGATAGTTTCCGGAACCTACGTTAACCGCTCCCGGATGTGAGTTTTTAAGTCCGTACTGAACACTCGAACTTTGACCCGCTCCGTTTGAAGTAGAAAGGAGCATATCTTCCCCTGAACTTCTCGCTGTATTGGTTCGATAATAAATTTTACCCACGTTTTTGTCCGTAGAAAGAAACGCAATGCTTACGTCCGAAATTCCGTCCAGATTGATATCTTGCAGAGAAATCTGATACAAATCCGATCTTTCAATCCCGTTAGAATCCGTATATTCCTGAGTGGAAAATCCTCCGAACGAATAACCTCCGCTCAAAGTAAAACCGCCGTCACCTCTCGAAAGATAGGTTTCGATTATATGACTTTCTCTATTAAATAAAACTAAATCCGAAAGTCCGTCTCCGTTTACTTCTCCGAAATTAAACTGAACTAAATTCTTTCCGTTTCCAGCGTTTAAGCCCGTAACCACGGGTGGCGCAAATCCGTTTCCCGTAAAAATAGAAACCGAAACTTGAGTCCCGATAAAAGAAACAAAATCCAAAGCCCCGTCCCCGTTCACGTCCGCAAGGGTACTTCTATCCGCGTCGATAGAATTAGAAATCGGAAAGGTTTGAACCTGAGACGTTCCGTTACTTGTATTGAAAGTTCTCACTTGAAGCGCGTACGTCGCTTGACCTAACGTTCCTTGTGCATAGATCGAGGCGATTTGTATGTTGATCGCCTGACTCTGTTGTCCCACAAAGTTCATCTTTGCGCTTACGATATTCTCTAAACTGGTTTGTAAATTTCCGATTTCGGATGAATTATACGCATACCCGCTTCCGTTGGATTCCCAAAAATCGGCAAGAGGATCATAACCGTTCGTATTTAAGTAATCGATCATATACTGAAATTCGTTCGCGTCCACCGTCACCCCAAGGGCCAAGGGATAAAGATCCGCAACCGCTTTCACTCTTGCATGATCGACTTGATACTGTGCCATCAAAACGTCTAACGCGGCCTTTTGAGCTTGTAAGGTCGTCAATGTGGAATTGTCATACGTCGCAATGAGCTGCACATAATCCGATTTACCGTCTCCGGTCATATCGATCATCGAATTGATATAGAAGTCGTTACCTCCTCCGATCACAATCGGATTGTCGAAGTAAGTTTCCCGATTGATATAGATCGAAAAACTTCCTCCGTTGGAATGTACAAAGTCGGTCAGATCGTCCCCGTTCATATCCGCAAAAAAATCGGACGTCGCCCGATTGCTCGCAAGTGGCGTGGTATTACTCGGTGAATATTGAAACCTGTATTCATAAGGGCTGAATACCTTCATGTCCCGATTCGATCCCGCAAGACTCACATTTCCAAAAGCTACCGGAGAACTAAAGTTTCCTCCTGTGGAATAAACCGCCCAGAGCTGGCCTCCGTCTTCATACGCGAAATCGGTCTTTCCGTCCCCGTTTAAGTCCACGGGTTGATAATAGGTATTGTAATGAATTGGAATATTAGGACCGTTGAATGTTACAGGACCTTGTCCGATCCTTTGGATATGTCCTACCAAATGAATCGATCCGTTTGTTTCGTTTCCGTTTAAGGTCGCAAAGTCAAGAATTCCGTCTCCGTTTAAATCCATCGGTAACCACGCGGTCAACGCGGAATCTACTCCGTTGTCGCAAGCTCCCGGTCCGCCCCAACTCAAAAAACTGAGACAGTTACCAGCTAGATAATTGAAAAAACCGGCATTCCCGCCCCAACAAAGAGGAAGAGCCGCACACAAACAAGACGCAAATCCCAAATTACACGCGTTTCGATCCGGGACGGGAACTTTTACGATGTATTGCAAGGACGCGTCCACATTAGAATCGAGCGCAGATGGATGATACGGTAGCCCTCCGTTAAAATATACATTCAATATATCTAATGCAATATTCGGCATAAAGACGGCCATCGATATCGTATTACTCAGTGTTTGGTAGTCTATGTTTCCGGGCGAAAAATTCCCAGAGTGGTTCGTATATGTAAAATTCAGATCCGCAAAATTCTCGCTCCCGAACGTGTTACTTCCCGATCGTTTGATCTTTTGTAAAACGGATCTCCCGGTTACGGGTCCGGTTGTATAATCCAAGTCGTAGGTCCGAAACGTCGTTCCTCCGACAAGAACATCGATCGTGTTGAGTCTTCTTTGAGTTCTAATCAAAGTTCCTAAAGAATAATTCGGGATTTTGTCGTTTCGATTTTCGTAGTTAAACCGAATCGTTCTGTCGTTATACGTGATTGTATTCGGATAATAGTCTCCGTTTGTCACATCAATCGGCGTGTAGGTTATATCGTATCCGTTTCCGTGTGAATCCTCTTCTCTGCTTAAAGCCCATTCTCGAATCGATCCGGCGGTTCTTCCAAGTGCCGGAATTCTAGAATCGATACTACCTCCGAAAATAAATCTTTTCCCGTCTTTGTCCGTGGCGATCCAAGTACAAGGTCCGTCCCCACAAGTTCCTTGCGGTTCATACAGCACCCAAGATTCTTTTTTACTATGATATTTGGTTTTATTCCCGCTTATGTCTAACAACTCCCCCGCCAAACCGGAAATATACGAGTCGCTTCCGTTGTAATTGATTCCAGTGGATGGATTTCTGGAAATGGTCGGAACTCCGTTTAAACTCCAACCGTATCCCACGACTCCGTTTCCTCCGTTTGAGTTATACGAAAGGGAAAGCTCCGGAATCACTTTACCGGGTGGGATTTCTATTTCTACTTGAGTTGATGCCGACCCGTCGGGACCCGCTTGTATTATAGGAAGTTTTTGAGGAATTCCACCCGCGATTGCGGAAGCCACAGCGTTGAATATATTAGAAATTCCGTTTAAAAGAGAAAAGTTAAGTATGAAAAGGATCGATAATCCGAAGAAAACAATTCCAACAAATCGTAATTTCATTTAAAAACCCCTGTTCTAATCTTCTGTTCTTTAAGCCGCACATCCCTTCAATCAAGTTCACCTAACGGGAAATACCGCTTTATTTTGTGATATTTTTGTCACTTTTACACAAACAAGTTATTTCTAGGAATGATTTTTTGATTTTTAGATCTAGTTTTGTATTTTTGAATTATAATTTTCGCATAACGTATGCGACTGGTCATTTTCAAGTACGTTTGACTTTTTATAAAGTGATTTAATCACAAGGTCCCTATCTCTGAAATAAAATTAATATTCTATTTACAAGAAAGACATATTTTAGACTCCTGGTTTTAACTTTTTCAAGAGTTCTATCCAGTGAAAGTCAAAATGAAATATTATATTCTAATTCTTGCATGTATTTTGCACCTTTTCCCTCCCCTATTCGCTTCCGAACTTCTTTTAAAATCGGGGGAAGCGTTCTTAATCGAAGAAATCAACGAAAGCGCGGACGTGATTAATCTTCGTTGGAAAGGGCGACAATACAGAATCCCAAAATCCGAGATTCAAAGGATCGATTATCAGAAAAAAGGCCCTGAATCCTCTTACAATTATTCCGAATTTCGTTTAACGGATGGCTCATCCATTCGAGGAATCATCGTTGAAAAGAAAAAAGACAGGCTTGTATTTCGAACCGAGCTAGGGTTTGTAGAAGTCGAAAAATCCAAGATTCAAAATCTAAACGCAAGTTCCTTAGAATCCGAAACGGAATCTCCCGACTTACCCGACAAATATCTCTCCGGGCGTTCGGGTGAAAACCTACTCTATGTAGGCGGAAGTCTTCTCTTTCAGTCAAATCACGGATCTTGGAACAAGAACAACCCCGGAACCGCCGGTCTTGGGTTCTTTATCGAAAAAGGTTTTTTAAATCATCCGCTTTGGTTTTTCGGATTTCTTTCCGAGTATTCCGTCGCACCCGGTGTTTCCGGCTCCGTTTCTCTTTGGAATCAATCTTTGTATTTCGGAAAACAATTCGGATCGTCCGCCCCCTACTTCTTGTTAGGCGGAGGTGTAACCTCGGTTCAATGGAAAAACGATTCTCGTTCGTATAACGGAACCGATCCGGAAGTTTTAGGGGAATTCGGTTGGGCCTGGGAGTTCGCAAACGGTTCTCGTCTCAGGCTTGGAGTCAGGTCACAGTGCGCGTTTGAATCCGGAGATTCACTTTGTAGATCCGGAATTCGTATCTCTTGGGGGTTATTGTTATGA